CTTCCCGCCGCATTTCCCGCCGTTCTTCCCGCCATTCTTCCCGCCGCATTTCCCGCCGTTCTTCCCGCCATTCTTCCCGCCGGGATTTGGTCCATACTTCCCACCATTCTTCCCACCGTCGTTCGCCGTACCGAAGGGGTGACCGCAGGAAACTGCTGGGCACAGAGGTCTGAGAAGCTTTATGAGTGACAGGCAGCTTCCCGTTTCTGTATACGACATCGGACTTTCATCTGCCGATGGGTCGGAAAATTCTATCCTCGCTAAGTACAAAGGCAAAGTCACTCTGATCTTTAACGTCGCTGCCGGATGCGGAAATATACCGCAACACATCGCGCTTGAACGACTCAATCAGATCTACAAAGATGAGCCAGACTTCAACATTCTTGCCGTTACGGTCGACGATTTCTGCTGCCACGGCTATGAAGAGTTCCAAGATGGCTTAAACTCGTACATAGAGAAGAATAATGTAAATCTTCTACCAGGGCAGGTTGCACAGAGCTACGCGCAAGAGAATTTTGGTGCAACATACTCGTTTTCAGAACTGACAAACGGTAGATACGACAAGCATAGGTACGATCGCAATTTTGTCCCCGGATCAGTAAAAGAGCAAGACATCCATCTTCTTTGGTACTACCTGACTGAAGCGCACAAGGCTGATCTCGCTGAAAACGGTCTTCCGTATCACGACGAGCGCATACCGTGGTCTGACACCTACCGAGTTAGCCCGCCAGACGGGAAGACGGGGTTCACGCCACTGACTGGAAACTTTGAAAAGTTTCTAGTTAGCAGGTCTGGAAGAGTCATACGAAGATACCCCAACGCGTTTCTGCTAGGTGAACGCGACGAAAATAATATTGTGTACCCATGGTTTAATGACACAGACTCCCCATCGGGTGTCCCTGAGTACAAACCAAACCATGAAAAACGTGACGAAGGTCCTGAAAATAACGGGCCGTATCCAACGCCGTACCAAGAACGTGGAATTAGTATGTCGTTAGAAAGAATTTGTCGCGACATTGATCAATTTATTTCGCAGCAAGTGGAGTAAAATACGTATGTATCATTCGCAGGGACGACAGCAGGACTAAACGATGAGAGACATAGAACAAGAACAAGAGCTAGAAGAGTCTTTGATAGGCTACAATCATTTTGGGCGATCAATAGATCAGATCATCTACGACAAAAATTTTGTAGACAAAGAAGACGCTCTTTACATCCAAAATTTTGTTCAAACCATTGATGAATGGGAAAACGGAATGCAGGACACGTTTAACGAAGACGGAGACTGCATCTACATGCAAAACTACTGGTGGAACAGAGTCTGCAGTGGCGAAATCATTAAGCGACTAGACGAAAAAGCTTTTGAAATTATTCAAAAGTACGTCGACAAGATGGCTGATCTTATAGAAGAAAAACATGCTGTTGAAGTAGTCGGCAGACCGCCAGTACTTGTTAGGTGGCTTCCTGGGAATAAACAAGAGCCACACGCTGATAAGCAGCTCAACGATGGGCGACCAAACCCGTTCCCACTCTATGACATCAATTCTGTTATCTACTGGAACGAAGATTTCACTGGCGGTGAGTTCTACTACCCAGAGTACGACATAGAGTACAAGATAACAGAAGGCATGGCAGTAGCGCATCCCGGAGACGTAAACTATCTTCACGGAGTTCGCGAGATCATTTCGGGAGTTCGTTGGACGACTCCTTCGTTTTACACAGTCACTGGATTCAAGGAGAGATAGAAGATGGAAGTTGCAGGATACGTAGGTCACCCTAATGCGGGGATCGTGCTATACAAGAACGTATGGCCAAGCGACTCTCAGTTCGTTGAAAGAATTGAAGAGGCTGTCAAGGATAGCGCAAACGAGCGGTACAGGTGGCTGCCGGCAACAGTCGGCGACTACGAAGTCATGAAGAACTATCGCGATTGCTGGGATCTAAAGATTGGCCAGCGTGATCTTGACTCTCTTCCAGATCAGTTTGCTGATCTCGCAAATGTGTATCAAGAAGTAATTGGTGGAGTTCGCGAGTGCGTTCGTCACTACTCTTCTCTATACAATTTGACTTTGGAATATGAAGAGGTCACTAACTTCGTCAAGTACGAAGAAGGCCAGTTCTTTGGAGTCCACCCCGACTCCGGGTTCGCTTACTTCTGCACTGTTTCTGCGATCGGCTATATCAACGACGACTATGAAGGCGGAGAGTATATGATGCCTTTCCAGGACGTAGTGTTTAAGCCAGAAAAAGGTGACGTCATTCTTCACCCGTCTAACTTCATCTATGCGCACTCTTCGCGTCCCGTCACTAGAGGTGTCAAGTACTCTGCGGTGACGATGTACGACTACAACGACAGAAACCACATTCAGCAGAACCAAGCTGGCTACGATCCGACGACGTATCCGAAGCCGCAGCTCCCTTCTGCTCCGACTTCGCAAGTTTCTTCTTCAACATGAAAGTAACTTTAGTAAGAAACAGTCAGAATCCGCCAGAGATCCGCCCGGCATCGTTTAAAAGAGACTGGATGGACGGAACGTATAATAAGCACGCGTATAGATGTCTGCCTCTTACAGAGGCGAACACTAGCGGCTGGGAGATGATCCTGCCGCACGACGTAGTGTTTCAGTGGGACGGAGGCACGTCTGTACCTAAAGTTCTTTCAGGCGGAACAATCACGCACGAAGTAAACGGTCATTCGTACGAGTACAACTTAGTTCAGCAGTCCATCGTTGGAATGGCGACGTTCACTCTTGGCTGGACGTTTAAGACACCACCAGGTGTTTGGACGTGGATAACGGGCTCGCCGAACTACGTCGTAGACGGCGCAGTGCCATTGTCTGCATCAATACCTAGTGACTGGTGGCCAGACGAGGTCAATATGTCGTGGATCATTACCAAGGTTGGTGAACCAGTGACTTTTGCTGCCGGAACTCCGTTTTTATTTTTCAATTTCTACCAAAGATCGCTTCTTGAGGATACAGAGTTTTCCATCGAGAACATGTGGGATAATCAAGAACTAGTAGAGTCTAGGATGTCGTACGGAAACGCGAAGGTTGAAAAGCTCAAGAACGAGCCGTGGACTTGGATGAATGGCATACGAACAGGTCTAAACGAAAAAGGCGAACAAATCGGTCCTCGGTACGAGGGACATCTACAGCTTAGGAGCCCGTATGAAGCCTCTTAAAGGCGGAATTGCTGCAGGCCTCATGCTAGGCTCACTTGGCTTTAAGATAAAAGGCGTTTCAGCTCGCGATGTAATTAACGACTCAGAGTACTTTGCAGAAATACTCGCAAGAAACAAAATGATCGGATTTATCGGAATGAATCCGACTGATGAAGAGCACGAAGAGCTTCTTAGGGTTCTTTACAGAGGAGAAAAGAAAGAAATCACTCCTGGACTTTTGTTTGATCAGTGTCACAGATGGAACACACAAACTGAGTCAAGCGAAGAAGTAGATTTTGTCATGCAGAACTGGCATGTCGACAATCCTTTCTTAACGGACCCGCCGTCTTTTACTTCAATGCACATGCACACGTTTAAGATTCCAAGAGATCGCGGTAGAACGTATTTTGTATCTCTGGCATCTATGTATGAACTCTGCCCAGATAAGTACAAGCCTCTTCTTGAGCAAGTGAAGTTTGTTCATGGCACAGGAAGTGTAGATTCGGTCGGACGTTCAGCAGATTTTGTTGCTCATCCTGCGCTGAGAACTCACCCGATCACGGGCGAGACAATGATCTACTGGACAGGTGGAGACACTTATCTAGAGATCGACGAGCCATGGTTTATGAGTTTCAAAGACTGGGTAAATAGATTCCTGTCTGACGGGTCAAATTGGTACATCTGGGAATGGACAGAAGGCGATTTCATCGTGTGGGACAACAGAGCTGTTCTGCACTCTGTCGGTCCTGGGTGGTCGCACGATCAAAGAGTTTTTACGCGTGGAGAGATAGGAAAAGAGACTCCTTTCTACGACACCCAAACTACTTCTTTGTTGAACCCAGCTTTCGGCGACATTGTTCGCCACAAAGATACGGCAAAGGATACGTCTTACGGTCCCAACCCAGATCACATTCCTCTCGTGTTTACGAAAGGCATTTACGGACTACCAGAGTGCGCGCAGTACTATCAGCAAACAACGATGTTTGTGTACTCATCAGACGAGTCGATACCAGAAGACGTCTTGAGACTGCAACAAACAGTCGACAATGATGAATTCAACGTTGTTGCAGTAAAGCCTGAACCAGGTAATTTCTTAGAGCGCTACAGTAGAAGACTTTTGCCAGACTCTCAAATTGAAGGTCAGAAGTTTCTTTTTACCCCAAACGGAAATCTAGAAAAGGCGTATCGTCACGACGACGATCTTTTTACTGATGAGTTCGACGAGCAAGGAAGATGGCCGCCAATACGTTTGATCAACGCGCTTGGTGAATTTCACCCAGACCTTCGACATGCTGGTCACGCTTGGCACTACCCAGACTGGTTTCCGCATCAGCCGCTACGAAATCGCCCGTGGGACTGGCACAATTTGTCTTTTACTGACTACGAAGGCTTCCCTGGGTCTGAGCCACCATTTGACTATCTAGTTCAGTTTGCAGTAGACACAGTTTACGGTTGCTTTAATCACTATAGAACAGATGACGAGCGCAGAAAGATGATAGAAGCTATCATAGACTATCTGCAATTTATGCTCGATCTGGGAGAACACGAAGCCGGTAGATAGATGACAAGCAATCACCTTTTAGATTTAGAAATACCAAAAGGAAAGCATCTTGGCGGAGGTGTTGTTCTTTTCGAGAATGTCTTTTCACTCGACTGGGACTGGATGCGCGATTTCTGTAAATCAACGCTCGAAGACGAGAGGTCCCGACAGTATACGAATGGCGTAGACCCGATCTCTGGCGAAGACGGGTACATCAACAGAAGTGGCTACTTCTTCAATAAAAGATCAGTCGAAGAAATGCCATGGCGTGGAAGCATGGTGCATCAAAACTCAGAAAAGTCCGTGGTGGAAACGCTAAGCTACATCGAGTCAGTTAGAGACAAGTGTCTACTGAAGTATCTCGAGCATTTTCCTTTAGCTGGCAAATGCATTTGGTGGAAGATCAAAAGTCATATTGTGGCGTACCCGACGGGGTCGTACCTTGGTATGCATTCTGATGTTTCTACAGACTACGAGTACGGAAAACCTCACCCGGTAGACCAGCTTGCGACACGAAACACCGTGTCTGTCGTTGCGTATTTAAATGACTGCGTAGACGCTGAAGAAGAGCTAGACGGGACAAACTTTACTGGCGGTCTACATCATTTTTGCTACTTAGACATCACACATAAGCCCAGGAAAGGCGACATGCTTTTCTTTCCGTCGAACTATGTCGCGGCACATGAAGTGCAGCCAGTGACTAGCGGTTGGCGCTACTCTTACCTTGGATGGTACTGTCAAGGCACGCCGAACTCGGCCGTTCGCGAAGAAGTCTGCGACCCAGGTGTCGATAGAGAGCTCGCTGCCATATCCACTAACGTTTACATGGAGACTGGCTATTCTCTTCTTCCACCAACTGGTTCGCTTGAAGACAAGTAGAGGAGAGATATGAAGATAGGAATTCTTCATCCCGGAAAGATGGGCAAGTCTCTTGCTCTAGCCTGCAAAAGAAACGGCCACGAAGTCTACTACGCTTCAGAAAAAAGATCTGACGTCACGTGCAGAAACGCAAAAGAAGCGGGCGCAATTGATCTTGTTTCTGTAAAAAGAATGTGCAGAGAAGTAGACGTCATCTTCTCAATATGTATGGGAGCCGGAGTGTTCCCAAACGCATCAGAAGCTGTCAACAATAAGTTTAGCGGTGTATTTGTAGACTTCAACCATATAGGCAACGAGGGACTTGAGAGTGATCTTAGATCACTTCTCAGTCAAGGAAACGTTAAGTACGTTGAGGGCTCAATATACGGATGGCCGTATCCGCATGAAAATGACCCGCATGGCGAGAGAACAGTGTACTTAAACGGCGAGCACGCTAGCGACATAGGACATCTGCTGCATGGAGACGTATTTGATGTTCAAATTGGCGAAACTTCGTCAAAGAACAGAAAGCGTCAGAGAGAGGAAGAAAACAAATCTTCCAATATTCCATTAGCTAATTACGGAGTCGGTGTTGTTGAGTTTCCAAACGCTTTGGCAGACATCGATGACTCGTTTGTTGACGAGTGGATGGCAAGAAGACGAGCGTGCGAGCCCAACGATTACTACAAAGATGACGAAGGGTACTACATCAGCCGCGGCGGGTACAGGTTCACCGAGTCACAGATTCTTTCTGCGCCAGAAAGATTCATGAATCTTACTCCAGACGGCTCACCGCAAGAAGACGTCGACTTCTACAACTTACTAGAAGAAACGATGTTTAAGTGTATTCACGCGTATTCAATGGAATACCCAGAAGCTAAAGACACGCTGTGGTGGCGAGCAGACGGGCACCTGGCAGCGTACAAGCAAGGCTACTATATGGGATTTCATCACGACACAGCGGTGGGTGGAGCAAGCGGGAATGAGAACCCAGTGTTTCTTACCGTATCGGCGTCTTTGATCGTCTCAGACAGGTGTCAAGGCGGCGCTCTCCGCTTCAAACATCTTGATAAGGAATTCTTGCCAATAAAAGGAAGCGTGATCATGTACCCCGCCGGCTACATGGGTACGCATGCAGTCGACAGGGTAGAGTCTGGCGAGCGCATCTCGTATCTCGAGTTCTTCGGGCACGGGACTCGATCTGATCAAACAAGAAGAATATGATAGACCCTCTTCTTGTTGGCAATGAAGACAGAATTTTAGAATTACAAAATTTTGTAGATGAAAACGAGTGCAAAGATCTAATCAAGCTACTCGAGAAATGCTCTACGTGGACTCCAGATCAAAACCAAAGCTACTCGCATAAGAACTACGTTCTCGGGTTTTCTGACGAGACATCAAACACAGTAGCGCACAGGGTTAGACAAATATTTCTGAGTGCTAGTAGCTTGATCAATAAATTCTACGGAGATGACTTTCTCATCGGTAATCCAGGACTTAGACAGTGGCACCCTGGAGAAAGCCTTGGGACTCACGTAGACGCGGCAAACGCAAATGGCAAGTACTTCTTTAACACAAGCGGGTTTCGCGGCTCCCAAGATTATGTCCCATGGCCTGCTGTAGATCTTTCTGTTCTACTGTACTTGAATTCAGATTTTTCAGGCGGGGACTTACATTTTCCGTATCTAAACAAAACAGTTAGACCATCAGAAGGACTTCTTGTTGCTTTTCCTTCTACAAGGTATTTTGTTCACGAGGTAACAGAGGTCGAGCACGGACTTAGGTACACGGCTTTTTCGTTTCTGTCACGCGTAAACCTTATTGCCTGTATGCTGCGCCCAGAACTGTCGCCAAATTGGCAAAGATTCTTTTTAAACTCAGAAATGCTAGACGAGTTAGTTATAGAGCTAGATAACAACTAGTGGTCGTACGCTCGTTGGAAGACTCGTCTGGCTTCAAATTGTTTCTCGTCGACAAGTCTACTAAAGTCGTCGTAAACGCGGTCCATCCATATCTTGCCTTTTTGGTAGCCAAATTCGTTTACATCTCTCGGAACTATGTTTCTCTCTGGGTCTGGAGAACCATGACCATACCAAGAAACGTAAGAAAGTCTAGTCCCAGAAGTCACGGTCTTCACGCAATGAGTCCCGACGTAGTTCGATGGAAACATAAGAGTTTCACCAGCGCGCAGCTCTACCTCTAAGTCGTAGTACTCAAAGTACATATTTCCGCCGGAAAAATCGTCGTTTATCACAGATGTAGAAGACACGACGTGCTGAACTGCCGCTTGGTCTTTTGGCGTAGTTCCTGGCCTGTAATTAACGTCGTTATCGCTGTGTGAACCTAACGAGCACCCCGCTTGATACACGGAGACGTGACCTATAGTTCTCCACCAGATTGATCTAAGAGCGTCTTGGTAGACTCCAAGGTACAAAAGCAACGTCTGATAGTTGGCTTCTTCAAGTTTTTCTACAAAGTTCTTGTCAAGATTGTCATATATGCGCGTGGGAATAGAAAAGATGTGCTCAACTGGAACTACATGATGACTTTTGTTAATTCCGTGAAGTAAGTTACCTTCACTGTCGTAAACAAACTCGTAGTTGTCTTGAAATGATCTTTCAGTCTCGTCGTGAAGTTTTTGTATTTCTTCGTCTAAAACTTCAAAACAAGACGAGAACTTTACTATTCCAGGGGCTAGTACAGTAGTCTCAATCATACGGCATGTACGTTCCGGAGGCCTCACCTTCGAACGCTCTGTCCTGCGTCTTTATCGTACTAGCATGAAACCCAAGAAGTAGATCTCGTTGAAGATCGTAATCTGAGTGCCCAGAGTCTACAAACTTTTCATGATCTTGATGAATGAAAGGAAAATACACTGGAGGAAGCCAGTCAACACTTTCTGTTGACTCGACGATCTCCCCGTCGTGCACCATGCCGTGGCCGTACTGCGCTAGATACGTGTACCTTTCGCCGCTTTCTACCTTTGTCACAGCGTGAGTTCCGACATAGTTTGCAGGAAAAAACACGATGTCGCCGACATCTGGCTTTATAAGAACATTAGCGTACGGGAAGTAAAATTCTCCACCTTCGTAATTGTCGTTTAGATACACAAGGGCGTTGACTACTTGGTACATCGCGACTTCTCGTTGAGTGAAGTATCTTTGCCCGTCTTTGGTTCTGTAGTTCGTGTCGTTGTCGTTGTGTATTCCAAGCGACGCGCCGGGCACGTACTTTAAAACGTGTCCGCGGTTTTTCCACCAAAGAGTATTGATGATCATTGGAAAAAGATCTGTGTATCTAATTAGACAACGGTACAGAGACTTTTCTGTTTCTTCAAAGAAATTAGCGATGTCGTCAGTGGTGTAGTCTTCTACTGGACCAGGCATTCCGTAGCCGCCAAGTCTCATTGGGAGACCTAAGAGCATCTCGTATGGGAACTCTCGTCCTTCTCCGTCGAGACAGTACTTCTCTCCGCCTTCTCGTTCACGTATGTCAAAACCGCATGACGGGACATACGCATGCTCGTCGATATATGGGAGAATCTTGTCTTGCTGCACGTCTACAACGGAATGAAACTGAATAATTCCAGATCCGTGGTTCGTGTAGCGAGTAGAGGCGATCTTTTCAACGTCGCCGTCAGCAAGTTTGCTGATCTCATATCTTCTTTTCGCGCTAATCATGCTATGCCGTCCTAATGCAGACCAAAGATCCCCAGTCTATCGGCACGTGATAAGAATCATAGTCTTGTCTTGAGTTTGCGTATCTGTTTACATCACTATGTGCTCTTGTGTGCACGGCGAGGCTGTCGTCGTACATTCTTCCTTGGCCACTCGCGTCGCGAATAACTAGGAATCCACCGATCTTGACACTATCCATTAGAGTAGCTAAAAATCTAGTGTCGACGTCTAAAACCTCATTTACGTGAACAGAAATAAGGTCAAACGACTTATCAGTATCTCCAGAGTAGATGTCTTGAACGTCAACTACAGAGTAACCAAAGTCTCCGTAGGTCGTTGAACGCGCGGTCGGGAAGAAAAATGTTTCCTGGTAAAACAAGTGGTTGTTGTTGATCAACGTGACGCTGTAGTCGCTACTTGCCAGCATTTTCTGTCTAAACAAGAATGGAGAGCCAGCAGATACTAAAACGTCTATCTTCTGCCCGTCTACCGCTTTAGTCGAAAGAGACTTACTAAGCAGCGACTCAAACATCGTCTGAAACGCCATACTCGACCAGACGTGCGCTAGAACGTCGTATTCAGCTTGGCTGACTATTTCAAAGTCAAGTGCATCTACGTCTCCGCCAATAGCCATCACTCTTTTGTCGATATTAGCGTTCTCATTGTGCTGTACGATGTTTAACGCGTAGTCCACCATCATGGTCTGATCAGCGTCGGAAAAGTCGTCTATCCCACAGTTTGTGAAGTGTCTAGCGACTCTCATTCTTTCGACTATAGAGTTATTCATAGCGACCCCTGATACTCCGCAAGACGACGTTTTCTATACGACCGGCGAGCAGTTAAGGCAAGTATTCCATTTTTCTTGAATATGAAATCGTTAGAGCCAGTCTTCGGTTTTTCTTTCCACTCATAGGTAGTGTCTTCGGGGTAGTCTCCTGCCATGTCTTCTGTCACGCGTGTCACCATTGTCGTCGAGGTTCTTCCGTGAAAAAAGACAGAATCAATTGCAGAGATGATGTCATCTATTACATACTGCGTTGGGTTTGACCCGTCTAGTCCGCAGATAAAGCAGATCTTCGAAAGTTGACGTTCTTGCCATGACAAATCGGCAGACGCGTCGTAGCTAGAGTAGTTTGGAGTAGAAGATTGACGAATAGTCATCGCTATCTCCTGTACTCTTCGGAGACGTCTTCGTCAGGGTCAAACAGAGTACCGCAATAGATAAGTGTGTTGTCTAGCACGAACACTCTTGACCTTACTTCTTTGTCGTAGACAATAATGTCTTTATTTCTGTCGATGTCTGACACCGGATCGTACCCGAGCATTTGGCTAGCTATGCGTCTATTCTGCGCATTTGCCGTATCAGTTCTTCTTTCTTTAGGTCTTTCATTGAATCTGCTGTTCACGAATTTCACGACGACGTTAGCCCCTCTAGGACCGCGGCCTGCTCTTTTAGCGCTACGTACGAAGGGTACGAAGGGTGGTTTTCGTCAACTGGTATCACCATCGACCCCGACACTTCTTCTGCGACCATGCCAACAAGCAACGTGACTGTGTAGATCGAGTACTCGAGAAACTCTATGGCTTCTCTCTTAGCCTCTGCTATTTGTTCTGCTGTTAGAGCCATTATTTCCTCCACGCTGTCATTTCTCGTCTAGTGTCTGTAATTCATTGTAGCATGAAGCCGCATGAAGAACTAGACTATTTCTCGTGCGAGATCGTGAAAACTTAGAAAGGTCTTCTTCTTTTAGCCCAAGAAGATGACAAACTGAGCTCACTTGATTTTGCAACCAAACTTTATGATGTTCATTGTTGTAGTGCATCTTTTCTTCTTTCATCTTTCTATTCAAGAGACTGCTGACGAAGTTTCAGTGCTCGCAATCTTCCAAGCTGATATTCCAGTTCTCTAGCTCTGTCCAAGTATTTTTCAAGAATCTCGCTGTCACCGACAGTCCACGTAATCGGGATATTCTCGGGATCTAGCCCAATGCGCAGACAGAGATCAAACACCTCGAGCTCTACTGTAGCGATTGTCTTCGCTAAGTGAGTTATCTGTTTTCCTTTTGGGATGTTGAGTTCCATAGTGTCCTCTACAGTAGACTATTAGCCTAGCAATGCGGCACGAGATGTTTGCAGCTCAGCAATTCTGTCTCTAATTTCTACTATTTTATTAACCAGTCTTTGCTGCTCTTCTGGGTACTCTGCAGTAGGCCATGACTCGGAGATATCAGAAGGATCTACACCTAGCAAAAGAGAGTGACGAAAGAGATCTACGTCTAAAGACTGTAGAACTTCATCAATGATTTCTATCTTTTCCGACGCGTCGATAGATATTTCAATCATCTTACTGACTCTCCAACTTAGAACGAGTTTCTACCAATCTTTTGTTCGCGGCGAGGGCTTCTACAAGTTGTTCTGCTACGTCAACTGCCTCCACGTCTTCTCCCGGGGCCCAAGTATAGTCGATGGAGCTCGGGTTAATCCCTAGATAGAGACAGTACTTGTAAATGTCTTTTTGGTTATCAAGCAGCAAGTCATTAACTATCTCGAGCTTTTTCTGCACGACCATAGCCGGGATCGCCCCTACTTTTGCCTCTATCGAGTCATCAGTCATCTCAACGTCTCCAAATCGACACGGTCAACAACGAAATTATACCACTACGCGCGTGATGCTACCGTGAGTTTGACGTCGACTAGCTCTCTTGAGCAGGCGCTCGATGTGATAGTATTTCATTGAAAACTCTAGAAGAGTCTGGTCTTCTGCGGCCTGCAAAGAAGTAGAGACTGACGAAGGAGCATTATAATGGCTATACAGATTAAAGTACGCCGAGGTACGGCGTCCGAATGGACTTCTGCAGATCCTACACTTGCCGCGGGAGAGATTGGCGCAGAGACAGATACTTCAAAGTTGAAGGTTGGTGATGGATCAACCGCTTGGTCGTCTCTCGCGTACACAGCAGCAGACGCATCTGCAGCGTATTCGTCCGTGAACACGCAGGCTGGCACGACCTATACTTTTTCTTCCGGTGACGCTACGTCTTTGACGTCGTTTACGTCTTCCTCGGCGGTTACAGCAACAATACCGCCAAACTCCTCAGTCGCGTTTGCAGTAGGTTCACGTATTGATCTGATACAAAAGGGTACTGGAGAGGTGACAATTGCCGCTGGAGCAGGTGTTACCGTCAACTCCACCGCGTTGTTCAAGACTCGGACTCAGTACAGCATAATTTCTGCAATTAAACTTGCAACAGATGAATGGGTGCTTACTGGAGACCTAAAGGTTGTGTAGATGAGATCAGTCGGCCCAATTTCTTCTGCGTCTACGACCAGAAACGCCTATGCGCACGGCAGAAAACGTTTTTCATTCAATAGCGCAGTCAAGGCGGCAGTACACGACGAGACGACAGGGACAACGTACGTCGCCGGAGGCTTTACTAATGTAACGGAGATCACGCAGATATCCACTAGACTAGCAGCGATCACTGGCCTTGGTGCGGAAGCGTATGCGTACGATCTAGACGTTCAGAATGGCATAGTGTACGTAGTCACTCCGGACGGGCTTGGAGGATTCTATATCGGCGGATCGTTTACGTCGATAAATAACGAATCTAAGTATAGACTAGCGCACTTCGATAGCTACGGAAGACTAGACTCTACATTCAACCCAGAATTTTCTGGTGACGTACGTACTGTTGCTGTCTTAGACGACAACGACGAAGTAATGATCATTCAACCAATGAACCCAGACACTGGAGAAAACTGGGAGTCAGAAGAATTGGCGATGGAGTTTGCAGAAAGATACATGACGCCACCTCCGCCAGAAGAACCTCAGTCCGAGTAGACAAAATAGACGTTTTTGTCTCGTCAAGTGATACTATCTAACAAGTCACACAGACGACAGACACTGACGGAGACACAACTTGATTCTTGGACAAGAACAACAGAAAGAATATCTTTCTAAGCAATACCCGATGATTGCGACACCGTGTTATGGCGGTCTAGTCCACGAGCCGTATCTTCGTGGAATGACCAGCTTAGCCGGGGCAGCAGCAGGTATTGGTCTTGCTGTGAACATGGCAACGATAGTGAATGAAAGTCTGGTCACTAGAGCTCGTAATGAACTCGTTAAGTACCTTACGATGACTAACTGCACTCATCTTTTCTTTATCGACGCAGACATATCATTTACACCAGATGACGTAATTAGAACTATTCTTCACGACAAGGACGTAGTTGTAGGCGCGTATCCGCTTAAGAAAGTGAGATGGGACCAAATAGATACGTCCAAAGCAAGGTCTGCAGAGGATGTGCAGCGAATGGCCACGGACTATGTCATCAACATTAAATTTGCCGATGACAAGCAAAAAGAGACTGGACAAGTTCCAGTTGTTGATGGTCTGATTGAGGTACACGACGCTGGCACTGGTTTCATGTGTGTTAAGCGTCATGTCATCGAGAAAATGATTGAAGCGTACCCGGAGTCTCACTACATGAAGGAACCAAAGCACGTTATACACGAGGGAGATGACTGTAAACGCTGGGCGCTGTTCGATACAATGATCGACGAGGATAATCGCTACTTGTCGGAAGACTACACCTTCTGCAGACGCTGGCAGATGCTCGGTGGAAAAATTTGGCTAGACCCCACGACTAGACTCTCTCACATCGGCACTCACATGTTCGAGGGCCACTCTATGTTTGACATACATCAAACTGATGTCTCAAGCCCGCAAGGACTGATTGGTGGCTGAGCCTCTAGGCGGCACCGAGCTGCAACGAAATTGGCTTCTTAGCAATCTTCCTAAGCACATTACAGACAGTGTGCAGCTAATCTGTAGACCAGACGACCTAGATATGAGCAAGAAGAGGGTTCTGTGGGTGCAGGACATGCCTCTAGATGTTCCGTTTCTTACAGACGAAAAATCAAGATCGTTGTTTTCAAAGATCGTCTTTGTCTCCGCGTGGCAGCAAATGGTGTTTAATCTCAATGCGGGGGTGCCGTTCTCAGACGGAGTTGTCATAAAGAATGCTGTAGATCCAATACCTAGAACGCAAAAGAGCGACGACGTCATACGTCTTGTGTATCATCCAACTCCTCACCGCGGTCTTAAGATTCTTGTACCGGTGTTCGAAAGACTATCTGAGAAGTACGACAACATCCATCTCGACGTGTTCTCGAACTTTGACATCTACGCTCGTAGTCACCTAAACGCGCAGTTCGAGACTCTGTATGAACGTTGCCGTCAGCACGACAAGATTACGTACCATGGTTCACAGCCAAACAGCGTAGTCAGAGACGCGCTTGCTGAGTCGCATATCTTTGCATACCCGAGTATTTGGCGCGAAACGTCGTGCATGTCAGCCATGGAAGCTATGACTGCTCGATGTATAACCGTTGCTCCAAACTACGGCGCCTTGCCGGAGACTCTAGCAAACTTCAACGTCTCGTATGACTGGACAGAAGATCAGGGTGCTCATGAGCGTCTCTTCGAAAAGAAACTCGAGCAGGCAATAGAAATGATCGGAAAAGACGAAACCGAAGATTTACTTGACGCTCAGAAATCGTATGCTGATCGTTTTTATAGCAAAGAAATTCGTCTTCACCAGTGGGTTGAATTTCTTAGTTTTTTGATACAAGACAACTACTAAAGTTTTTACACCGATATCTTTGGGAAAATTTCGTAGAATGTCACTCAGACTTCGTCTCCGGGCTTGACTTCTTAGGCTTGACTTGCTTCTTTTTAGAAGTCTCGTTCTTTTTTCTACTAGCGTGATACGCGGTCACGGCATTCGCGCTAGTTCTGCTTCTCCACACGAAGTTGCACTCTTCACAGCGGACGAGTTTCATTGTAGTCCACCGTCCGCCCTCTGGTGACGGTGCGACGACAACGTGAAGCTTTATCGGACGAGCGCTGCAATACGGACAGTTCGGAAATCTGTTTCTTCTGATTTCTTTGCCTTCGTGCGATACAGATAGAGCTCTTCTGATTTCCGCTTCGTCCTTACCGCCCCAGACTCCCCATATTTCTTTGTTCTCCAACGCGTGTTTCAGGCACTCTTTCCTCACGGGGCAGACGAAACATAGATTCTTTGCGTCGTATCTTTCTCTCGGCACGTTAGAGAAAAAGTACTTAGACATCCACTTGTTCTTTGGCTTACTGCATTCGGCATCATCGGTCCACTCGAAGTCGCCTATGCCTTTTGACATTCAAGTTCCACCCACGTTATTTTCACTATTTGGTCTACTATGTCTCCGTCTCTAGTTTCGCCAAACTCGTCACAGGTGCAAAGATCAAACGACCCGTCCACCGTCCCCGCGTATCCGTAGGTGATGTGAGCAACTTCTGAATATCTGTAGCCTTCACCGAGAGAAACAGCAATGCCTTCTCTCTGCAGTGCCGACGCTATTGATCTTTTAACAAGATCGTTGTCAAGATCTACATGATCGTTGGTGTAGAAAACAACGTCAGATCTGTCAAACTGACCATAGTCCTCTCCGGTCCATTCTGACCAGAGAGATTCGCCCACACGTGAGTCTTTCATATCACGTTTAATTGTATCTTATGACCCTAGTCTCTCAGGACTATTGTCACCACTAATCAGCAGTCTTGAGCGTCTTAGATGACAGCTCAGACGTGAATCAAGAGGCTAAAACATATCCGTCGTTGTGCGGCCACAGGTACTCGTACGTTTCTGGTCTGACTCCAGAGTCTTCTTGCCAGTTGAACTGCGAGTACCACTCGTAGTTCTTGCACAGCAGGGCAGTACGATGAGTCGAGCACAGCGCAGAAAAGTATTCAGTGTCTATCATCCACGGAGGCAGAACGTACTCGCTTGAGATCCTGCCTAGCTCTACAGCTTTGTCATACGTAGCAAGAGTCTTCTCGAGCAGTGTTGATCTGTAGCCGCGCGATAGCCACTCGAAGTACGTAGAAAGAGTGTAAGAAACAAATACAGTTTCGTACCCTCTCCACATCTTGACTACAGGGTGGTTTGACCAGCCTTTAGGGTCACGGTCGTTACCGTCTGGGTCTAACCGTGTGATCGTCAAAAGACACTGCCAGGCCTCGAGTGTCTGCTTATGCAGACGCTTGTTGTCTAGAACAGCGGCCGTAGCCTCGAATGAGTCAGTTGAAATAAGAAATGATTGCATTGTCTCTCCGTCGTTTGTTTGTACAATATAACATACGGAGATTAGAGAATCATTTCTGATAGAAGTTCTTCTTGACGAAGTTCCGGCTAAAGCCCTTGTCAGTGTCGAGAAGGTACTCGCGGTCACCGATCAGTTCACCGCTCGGTCCGCTTGGTTGGCCACTGAGTGCCGCTCTCGCGGACTCTCCGATCCAGTTAGCGGCTTGTACCGCCACTGCTTTGCCCCACGTCGACCCTAGGGCAGAATAGCCCTTGACACTAGCGAACTCCCAGTCGTCTGGTAGACCTTGAATTCTTGCTGCCTCACGATGGGTAATTCGTCTTGGCTGCGTCGGATGCACAACGTGTTCGAGAGCGCTACCTGTGAGAACGTGGCAATGAGAATTTGCGTCCCAGCGGGCTGGAAGAGAAAATCCCATGTAGAAGTCGTTCTCACGGATCTTCTCTTCTTTGTTGCTCCACGACTGAGGGAACTTGTCTCCGTTTTTTTCTACGGCAAGTTTTAGTGCCTCGTTGAGAGGCATCATCTGTTCCCAGCCTTCGTTACCGATGATGTCAAAGATTTCTTTGATTCTCTGCGACTCAAGATTATCTTTGTTCACGTGGCCATCAACCAGTCCGCTTTGATTTCTTAGATGAGAAACGAACTTCGTCCCTTCGGAGCAGTACGGCTGCTTGTCCCACGTAATCTCAAGACGCTCGAGGTCACCGATCACATCCATCATCGTAGGCAGCTCTGCTGGGGTCTCGACGTGCGCGCCGAATGGCATACCTTGCTCTACAGCTACCCAGAAGTATCTCATTCGATATGAGAATCCACCGACCTGGAGATTGTTGTGCTTGACGTGATACAGGTCGTACTTCTTTCCAGATAGCTCTTCTACCATGTCTCGGTACTGAACCATCACGTTGCGCCCCTGCGTGTACGCCTGCTGCACGCATTCGAAGATAATCATCTTCGGTTGAATCTTAGCAGCGTACTTCATAAACGCTCGTGTGTGCTCGTGCGCCTTAGCGTCTGGCCCTCTGTTAGCAGGGCCTGACCACAGCGACCAGCCAGAACACGGCGGGCAGCCAAGAACTACGTCAGCTTCTTGAGTAGGCCAGTCTTCGGGGTCGTCGGAGAAATAAGACGCCCAGTTGTCACCGAGGTGCTTTCTGTTTGCTTGAGCCACCGGATTACCGAAGTCCAGCGTGCCTGTCCGTAGTGACATGTCAAACCCGGAGTTTACAAATCCAAGACTCATAAATCCAGCCAAGCCGTTGCAGTCGATAAAGTTTAGATCACTCATTAGCCCTCCGAGTTCTTGTCATCAGAAATACCGACTTCATAGCCGCACGCGGCGTAACCCGCGATGTCTGTCCACGTGTCTGCTTGAAATCCGTAGTTTGACGCGTGGCGAGCAAGTTTTACGGCAATCATTGCCATTGCGACTTCTTCTCTTGTAAACTTTCTGCCAAAGATCACGCTCCACATCTGCGCGATTCTTCCGAAGTTTTCTTCAGGCCCACCGTACTGTTTGTCTCGTTGGCCGGAGATGATCTTTGCAGCTTCAATAAGCATCTTCTCGCGGTCACTGACTTCTTTCTTAAGGCCGCTCATGAGTCTCGTTTGACGCGTATCGTGCATCTTCCGACGTAATAGTCTCGATCTTTAGCGCGTTCTATGACTACCTCAGAATCAGGGGGTAGCAGCGGGCTAGAGCTCTCAGACACGACACCCCACTCGTACGTTAGCTGCTCTAGAACTTCAGACAGTGTATGCCCAGAAGTTTCTAAATTGACTAGGATTCGCATTATTCGTACACTTCCCACTCGCTTAGATCTTCGAATTCAGCCAAGTAGCCGTAGCCTAGGACTGGTTTCTCTGGCCCTCCAGCGACAAACACTCTACTATTTGATTCGTCACTGCACGAGCAGTCCATACGATCTCCAGAACTAAAAGATTGGACAGTGTCTCCGCAAGTGAGACACTTGACTTTGTGAGTGATCTGTCTTTCTGTGCTCATTTTCGTCTGTTTGTTAGATTCTTTTTTCTAACTTATACGGAGGGTGACGAGCTTCGTGTATTTCTGGAGTGATTTCATCGATAGTTTTCACGTAGACATCTCCTGAAATGACGCGCAGAACTTCTACCATTCTTCCGTTATGCAGCGTCCCCGCGTCTGTTGCGTACGCGTTTCTTTTCACGCGTAGAACCTGTCCCGGCTCTATAGCAGAAGGATCAACGTCTACCCAAGTTTCACTCGCCATTGGCCAATTTTTCGATTGCCGGCGGGCATGAAACTTCTGGGCAAGAAGAAACGTCGTAATCGTCAAGAGCCCTAAAACACTTCTTGCACTTGACTCCGTCGTCAAGAACCCTGTAGCCCTTGCGCTGTCTTTCTGCGTTGACCTGCATTTTCTTGAGATATTCTTCGTCAAGCTCCGCGTCTGTTGCGCCAGCGGCGCACAGGATGTTCGCGACAAAGTGAAGAACGTCTACACACTCCTTGACGATTTCTTTTCTATCAGCGTACGGATTGTCGTGCTGCCAAGGCTTCCACGAGATCGCCTTACGAACCTCGGCGAGTTCATCATCGATAGCAAGCATGTTCCACCGAAGGTACTCGATGAGTTGAGTAAGATCTTCGGGCGCGTCGCTATGAAACACAGAATAGTCTGCGCCGTAGACATCGCGCTGAAGTTGAGACGTTTTCTCAAGCCAAGAGTTAAACAGATACGTTGTCATGTGAGTCCAATCCAATCGTTTGTAGTAGATGCCATATTGCGTTTTCTGGGTCTTTTATAGAAGACAGATAAGCAGACCGTTGCGCCTCAGCGAGATCGCGTCTTTCATCAACAGACATGTGTTCGACGGTCGCCGGTATCGCTGCCCACGCGTCCCCGAGCGCTAATGAATAGCGCCATTCAGTGCATATAGGGAGTTGATGCTGCATCGCCTGAGAGTATCTACGCGACCACCAAGGAGCTCCAGATGGTCCTGGAGAAATAATAGCGCCGATGCACGAGCGCATGACCATGTCCGCGTCTACGTCTGACGACCCTTTGTTTTGCTTCATCAAAACGTAGTCGTTCTTCATCGTGCTCGACACAGACTTGAACCACTTAGTCTTATCGTTGTCGACGCACCACGATGAGCGAGAAAGGCTACTTGACGTAGCACGAGGCTCACGTAACCTAAACGCATCAAGATTCACGCCTCTGAGATTACCTCTTGCCATCCCGAACAGCAGATTTTCAACCTCTTGCGTTTCCACGAATGGCGTGCTTGGGTACAAGGTCACAGTGTACCACTCGTACAGAAGAAATTCAACTGCCTTCTCTACTTTAGCAAGAGCTTTTTTGTCTTCAAAGATTCTTGAGCGCTCTTTTCTCGCCGAGTACAGGGGCTTAAACAGAGAAAGAAAAGATTTGTCTACAGCCGTTAGATTTCTTCTAACTGAGCTGGGATCTGTAGTGTCTATAGCTAGAACTAAGCGACTCGGATCCGTGTTGATCAGCGTAGAGATCACACTTAACGCTCCGTAAGCGTAATTAGCAGTCAAACTAAGAATAGGAGAAACTCCAACAATTACCTTATCAAAGGCAGTCAGATGCTCGTACCCCATGTCTGCACTCGGGGCGCCTATGGTGACATCAACACCAGCATCACTAAGCACTGAGTGAATTTCTCCGCTAAACGAAGCAGATCTTTGTATCAAGTTAGGCGAGCACTGCGGCGCTGTCATGCCAGTGATGAAGACTGACGCCATTCGTGCCCCCCATTTTTTGACAGTTTGTAACCTTTGTCTTCTGCAACAGCTCGGTTGATTATTTTGTTTACGTGCGAAACAAAAGAATCGTACGATGGCATATGAGCACGAAGCGTGTCTGCCTGCGCTGTTGCTGCCTGCTCGAGCTCAGAGTCGGACATCGACTCGACCTGCTTGATTGTAAGCTTGTACGCGTCACCAAGAGGCGCGCCTTCTCCCTTATCTGTAACCAAGATCGAACGGACTCGCGCTGCGTACATGAAGCGGCTTCTCCACCAACCGCTGCCTGCGTGCGGGTACGGAGGCGAAAGAATTCCCCAGTAGTTGTTGTAAAACGCTAGAACGTCTTCTTCGCTATCAAGCCGTTGACCGCCAAATTTCTTAATTAGCTTACGACTGCCAACAATTTCTACAGGCCACTCAGGATTCTTTTTCTCAAGCCACGTGTCGTGAGGCATAAGAGCGCCAAGAACCCATGCACGACTCTTCTGTTCTGCGGGCAGCGGCTCGCATGAGTTTAGGATGTCGTAGATTGTAGCGCTTGGATCGAGTGCTTCTATTCCTGCCATTTCCTTAGGCATTCTCTTTCGAACAAGAGATCTGTCGCCGAAGCTGTACATAGGGCATACTGGCACAAGGCCTCTTTCCCATCTGTCAGCAAGAAGCGCTCTACCGGACTCGACGAGCTGTCCTTCATATTCTCTAACATTGTCGTCATTGTCGTTAAAGAAGTATCTGCCAATGCCGCACTTCTTCTCCGCCTCGGGATTTGCCTTGACTATGCGATCGAGCGCTGCCTTTGCGTCTTCGTATGAGTAGTACGTCGCGTCTTCGCTACCACGCAGGGCAGAACCAGAGAGAAGATACTTGTAGAGTATCTCTGGGTGACGAACAAGTGAACGACATGCGTTGAATACCGAGGCAAACTGCCAATCGTCAAAAAATCCAACAGCGGGAAGACCGGAGCTCAGCGTATATAGTGCGCCCATAGCACCTTGACGGCCGTTCAAGGAGTTCAACGGACCTAGATTTACCCACGCCGCGTCGTAAGACGAAAGATCTTCGCCTGGAGTAACTCGTCTCCAGTCTACAGAGTGGCCACTCTCCTCGAGAGCTTTTACGATCGAGGCAGGTACGTCTATCTTTTTGATAGTGCGATGCTCTGTATTGATCTGCAGAGCAGTAAAGCCTGTCATAAGTATTTTCATTGACTTCCTTTCGACTATGCAAGATGGCCGCCTGCGCTAGGCAGGCGACCATGTTGCGACTGTCAGTTGATCAGAACGGCGCTGCCGGCGGCGTCGATGCGTCCTGAGCGGGAGCAACCTGTGCTTCAACAGGCGCCGGTGCCGGAGCAGGCGCGGGAGCAGCAGCTTCTGCTACTGGAGCCGGTGCCGGTGCCGGGGCAGGGGCTGGAGCGGGAGCCGGAGCAGCTGCAACAGCAGGAGCGGGCGACGCAGCGGCAGCAGGCGCGACCGCATAGTACGCCTTGATCTCGTTCTTCTTTTGTCCCTGCCAAGTACGCGAGCCGACCTGTGCGCGGAAGCTACGACCCTTGAGAGTCTGCTCAATCTGAGCGTTGCTCGGGTTAGTCGAGAAGTAGTCTCTGTTCAGGCCGAGGGCATTCATCTTGCGGAAGAAGATACCGAGCGCAGACGGATTGTCTGTCGAAACAACGAGGTTGTCCCAGACAAGTCGTTTTGCGTGCGCGCCGGACTGAACCTGCGCCTTGACGGCGAACATCGTCTTTCCAGTCTGCGTGACCTTAGCCTGTGCTTCTACGATCGTCAGATCGTAGTCGCCGTCCGGAAGCGGGTCGTAGTTTCCTACGTCACCTGCGTCCTTGATGAGATCTCCCCAATTAAGTGAGCTCATGATATGTCTCCTTTGTGTAGTTGATTACTTACTAACATGGTCACGACTGCTTCGGACCAAACACGAGGTCGAGCATCGCTTCAACCCCGAGATCTTTTTGCTCTACTACCTTACCGAGTCGGCCCTGCACTCGTTCGCCGGCTTCATGCTGCGCCGTGCGCTCGACATACATGCGCCGAGCCTTGTACGGGGGCTGCGTAGGATCTTCATTGTGAAACTCCTCGACTGACAGAGCGCCGAGAATGTCGTAAAAGTACGGAGCTTGAATGGCAAGCTGGCCCTGAAGGTACGGACGGTAGCGACCGTCTTGGCCCTGACGCGCCATTGCAGTCAAGACAACGGCCTCAAGAGGCGCAGTTGGGTGCATCGTAAGGTCGCGAAGATCGCGAAGCAGTGCACCCATGTGGCGAAGAAGCTCACCCCACTGCTGCATCTGCATCTGATTCTTACCGGCGATGTTGTCGACGCACTTTACTTGAAGCTCAGAAACTGAGTCGATGATCAGTGACTTGAACTGGTGCTTGCCGAGCTGTAGCCACTGGTACGCCTTGAGAACCGTATCGTATTCAACGACGTTCACGACACATGTGTCCCAGGTGCCATCTGCTACGGGCGGCTCTTCGCGCAACGGATCCCAGTACTTTACATTGATTGGCAAGAATCTGTGTCCGCCTTCAACGTCGAGCATCAATCGAGGGTACGGAGCAGTCACTGCAAAGGTCGACTTACCGACCTTAGACTCTCCATAGACCATGATTGTCAGCGATCTTTGTACTCCTGACATAGTCACTCACTTCCTTTTATCTCTGATGATTGATAGTAGCCGTACGGGTCGTCTACCTTGTATAGCTCTGTGATCGCGTGTTCGGCAGCGCTTCCGTCGTCGAACAGAGGGCAGATCCCAAAGAATTGGCACTTCCACTTGCAATCTCGGCTGGGACGAGGATACGCCACAAAGTGGTGATCTCCTCCTTCATCCAGCGCCTTTCTCACGCTCAGCATGTCGCCGATCGTTCCGTGTATCCGATTCCAAAATGCGCGTAAAGCAAAAGAGTTATGTCGGACTTCAAACTGATCATAGAAAGGAGGCTTAGCGTTGGCTGTCCTCTTTACTTTCTTCAGCATTGTGAAGATGCCGCCCTCACAGCGCTCGCCTTCCTTGTTCTGCGCGGCCTCGAGAAGCATGTACGTAAGTATTTGCTCGTTCATATGGGCAAGGCTCGCAAACTCCGCGAACGATCCGCCAACTGTCTTAAAGTCTCTAAACATGCGAACGCCATCGGCTTTGCGACGAACACGCATGTCGAGCTTGCCTTGAAGCTCAACCTGGCCGTCGAATAGAGGTAGACTGATAATTTCTTCTGTAGAAATCATCTCGAGTTCAGCGTCAATGCCGTTTTCATCTACCCACTGCAGATATCCTTCGAGCATGATTCTTCCAAGTTCAGCCTCGGTCTCAAGCTCAACGGTGTCGCGGTAGCTGTCGATCAATGCTTGCTTGTCTGCTTGAACGTACTTTGCGTACGCTTCAAGAAGCGGCGTGCCGGTCGAGTAATACTCGTCAAGTGCGGCATGAACTCGTGACCCAAGAGCAAGAGCTCCAGTGAAATTCTCAGTCTGGGGCTTCAGCCGTCTGTAGTACGCTAGCCACCACTTTCTTCTACAGTCTTTGAAAGTCTGTATCTCAGAATTAGAAAGTCTGATGGGCTCTTTAGAAAGAGTTACCGGGGTTTCTGTGATTGTCACTATGATCCAGTCTTTTCTTGAAGAAGCATCTTCAGTAGTTGATCCTTGTCTTTTACAACTTGCTCAAAGTTGTCAGCCTTCGAATCGAGAACTTGAATAACTCGCTCTTCGATTGTTCCGTCGGTGACATAGTCAGTGATCACGATACTGTCGTGAATTTCACTTCCAATTCTGTGCACTCTGTCTAGTGCCTGCTTATAGTCGACCAGTGACCAGGGACGCTGAAGCATGATTAGCCGACGCGCCGCCGTTAGGGTCACACCGACGCCACCCGCTTGAGCGGTGAATAGAACCCACTTAGTAGTGCCATTCTGAAAATCGTCGATCGCCTTTTGACGTTCTTCTTCGGTCTGCGCGCCGGTGATTAGACCATGTGGAATTTTGGCCTTCTCAAGACGAGCGCTAAGAAGCTCGATGAGCTGCCTAGATACTGCGCACACAGCAACGGAGTCTCCTTCAAAGTCGCCATTTTCAATGTCGCTCATGATCGCATCGATCTTGCACGAAGGTTCGGAAAGACGAAGACTTATTTCTCCGGAAATCTCGTCCACATCTAGAGTAGCGTAAGAACTCGCGAACTGAAGAAGACGGATAGTTTGAGTGAGAGGGCTAGGCGCCGCGATTGCGTCGTCACCCTCGAGAACAGCAATCATCGAGTCGCGCATTTCTTCGTACGCCTTGCGCTGCTTAGTCGACATTTCGACGTCGCGTCGTTCTTTAATCACTGGAGGCAACCAAGGTAGCACTCGTGCCTTAAGCATTCGTCGCATTCTTGGATTGATAGCCGCGTAGAACTCGTCGGTCATATGAGGCTTAACGCCAAGCACCATCATGCCACCGAACGCGTTGAGCATGGTATCAACCATGCGGTCGATCCAGCGAGTCTTGCTCGGCCATTCTTCCGGAGATAGCCAGTGCAAAATCGTCCAAAGATCAAGAACGTTGTTTGCAATCGGAGTGCCTGTCAGCGCGAATCTAATGTCTGCATCGCCGGTCGCTGCCCACAGCGCGCGAGTCTGCTTGCTCTTTGGATCCTTTGACCTATGGATCTCGTCCGCAACGACTGACTTAAAGTCGATCTTGTTTAACTCGCGAATATGAACCTCGCAGCGATTCTCGCTTACCTTGTCGTCGTGGCCGCCGCAGTCTACGCAGCGCGCGAGTGCAACAGATCCATAAGGCGCAAGTCTTGAATGTGCTCTCAGCGACTCCCAGTTGATGACGTAGACATCTACATCTTCTTCGGCGAACTGTTTGCGCCGTAGAGCCGCGGAACCACTGATGACCTGAACCTTGACTCCAGGCCACCACATCTCGAACTCTCTCTTCCAGTTTTTCTTGAGAGTGTTCGGGCAGACTACAAGAGCTGGAAAGACTTGTTCTCCTCTAGTGAAAAGCTCAAACAGCGCGCGAATAGTCTGCGCTGTCTTCCCTAGCCCGGGTTCGTCAGCAAGAAGAGCGCGTCGTGCAGCGGCAAGAAACTGCACGCCGGCACGTTGATGTGGGAACAGCTTTTCGTCTCCACCAGCGTCTTCGAGCTCACGTAGCTCGTTGCATGGGGCAACTCTTGTTGCTAGTTCGTTTTTTGCCCACTCGGTGAGGTTTGGCCCAATCTGAAGATCAGACTTAAAGACCGACCGAAGAGCTAGGCACGTTGCCCAGCCGAGTGGCGCCTTCCAGTGCTTGTCAGAGGCCGACCACGTCGCTCCTGGGATACTTTTACACAGTTCTTTATACCGCCACTCAGTGTCAATTTTGATCGACTTACCGTCGGCAGACAACTCAACGTCAACTGGCACTATGATACCTCTTCGTCATTTCGTACTTGACTATACCACATACTACACGTAAATAGCTGAAGAACAGAAGTTTTTTTGTAGTATGCCTATTCTACAAGTTTTCTTGGCACCCAGCCATTCTTAACGGCGTACAGAAGACCGTGTCGCATCGCGTCCAACGCGTGACCTTCTCCGCCTCTATGCCAATACCCGAGCTTCTTAAGCGCGTCGTTCGGGAACATTCTCTTTGCGTCTGATGGAGACTGAAACACGATCTTGTCGATGTCAAGTCCTTCTGAGTTGACAAGATACTTTAGAATCCCAATTTGCTCGAGACTGTACGGCGCCTGCGAGTTCTTGACCGTCTGGGCGTTGATCGTGAATCTTTCGCACACGACGGCGATTTCTGCTTCGAATATTCTTGCGTTACGCAAGGTGTTGAGTATCGGGACGTGGTAGTCTTCAAACATATACTCGCCGGAATCGACAAGCTCAGGAGCTTCGCCCTTGTTGTATGTAAAGCTGGCTATGCCGCTTTTCTTACCAGGATCGACAGCAAGAATTATTTTCATGTCCACACCACCCTCGAGACTCCAGCTCTGCCAAGAATACTTTTGCACTTTTTGCACGGCTCAGACGGAGCTGGAGACCCGTCTGCGGACACCCTAGCGATGTAGACATTGGAGCCAGACGCTAGAGTTCCGGCGGCGGCTATTGCCGCAAACTCAGCATGAACGTGCGCAGTTCTCCACGAAACTCTCGGGTCACCGATCTTCTTATTTGTAGTGATCGAGAGTATCTTTCCGTTGCGAACAACAACGCAGCCGTGTTTATGTCTGCACTTGCTCTTCTTTGCAGCGTCTACAGCGAGCTCGAGGTACCTGTTCATCCGTACTTGTCGCCCCACGTCTCAAGAGGCCCGTCGATGCCAGCAGTAAGCGGCACCGCCCATCCTTCAGATGTTGTCATGCACTCTTTGACTGCGTTCATTACCTCGGTGACGTCTTTCCTTGGGGCTTGTAGAACGATCTCGTCGTGCACTGGCACAATGAGAAGCTCGGTAAGATCCGCTTGATCGAGTTTGACCAAGTTAGCCTTGAACACTTCAGCAGCTCCACCCTGAATTAAGTAATTCACGAGAGTGTACACGCGGTCTTCGTCACACGGGAGCCGGCGGCCAGTCCAGGTGTAGACGTAACCTTGGCCTTCGGTCTTTAGACGACGCATCCCGATGTCTTCAATCTGTCTTTGGAAGTACGCCATTCCCGGAAAGCGATTGTCAAACGCGTCTGAGACTGCGCGCATTTGAGGCTCAGCAACTCCGGCAGTCAGTGCTTGTTTCGCAACACCGGCTCCGTAGAGTCTGCCGTAAACTGTACCTTTGATCAATCCGCGACGTTTATCTGACTTTGTCATTGACGGGTCGTTGTAGATCTCGCGGCCAATCTCCGTGAACGGGTCAGACCCTGTCGCGTCAGCGTGATTGAAAAGATTGATGAGGTTTGGATCGCTTGAAAGACTTGCAAACATGCGAAACTCGACCTGGTCAAGGTCTGATGTGATGATGACATGGTCTTCATCTTTGGGGATAAACGCGCGGCGTACTACGTCGTCTCCCTTCGGCAGAGTCTGGAGCGCAGGATTAGTGATCGACATGCGACTTGTTCGTGCGCCAAGAGTCTTAACAGATGGATGAACTATCCCGTCTATCGACTCGGTCAGAAAGTTACTGAAATACGTGTTTGCGAGCTTGTCGGCTTTTCTCTGCTTAAGTACTGTGTCGGCAAGAGCCGAAATTTCCGCGTTGTCGTTTATAGACAAAAGCTTTAGCTGATCTTTAGTGCACGACTTTTGACCAGTCGGAGTGTATTCAGTAATTTCAGCACCAAGTGACTCAAACAGTCTGACGAGTTGAACGTTGCTGGTTATCGACACGCCGTTGTACGTGTCTTTAGCCCATTTCTTTACAGACTCGGTATACGCTGTGAGCTCGTCGTACTTCTTCTTGGAGTACTCGAGATCTACACGTGCGCCGTTGATCTCCATGCGCGTGACAATCTTTCTTGCGGCCATCTCGAGTTCGTAGGCTTTACGGTACGGGCCTTCGGGCCCGCACTTATCCCAAAACAGCTCCCAAAGACGAGTCGTCAACACACAGTCGAGAGCGCCGTACGACCAGTACGGTTGAAAGTTTGTAGGTACAGTTCCCCATGTCCAACCGTTCTTGACGAGCTCAACGTCAAGAGTTTCTTGTAAGGCAACAGCACGGCTATCAACGTGCAGCGCGGCAAGACGCTTTAGAGCACCAGAGCCAAGTGGATCAACAACGTGGGCCATAATCATTGTGTCGTGCGCACGATGCCAAGGAATGTCCCAGCGTGACTGAATAGCAAACCATCTTGCCTCGAACGCAATGTTGTGACATATCAGCGGGCCGTCAAACTTGTCCATTGCCTCGTAGAATACGCCTGACCATTCTTCCCAAGGTATTGACCAGCCTTGTTCTCCGTCTCCAACCTGCACAAGACGAAGTCTTCCATGCCACGGCGACAGCGCGTGATCTCTCGGATTGCCCGGCAACTCGCCTGTTTCTGTGTCGACTGATATAGCGTTGTGAGGTCGACGTTGGCCAAGCCAGTGAATAAAATCTGCAGCTTTCTGCGAAGTATCAACAAGATGGAGTTGCACGTTTGATAGATCAGCAGTCGCCATTGTCACTCCATATTACGTCAAGTTTGATGCCGCACGCGCGCAGATAGTCGAAAACTACTTCAGGCTCGCGATGACGGTCTTCAGGTCTGACGACGCACACAACCTTGGACACTCCAGAGTTGCTGACTAGCTTCGCACACTGCATACACGGCGCGCTTGTTACGTACAGCGTTCCGTTTAGAACGCTAGACCTGTCGACATACATCAACGCATTTGCCTCGGCGTGTATCGCCGGACAGGCGTCGTAGAGATTATCGAGAGCCGATTCTCCACGCGCTCTCTGGCACCAGTTGATACAGTCTCCCTCATGGGGCCAACTGGCCGCTGGCCCATTGTACCCCGTTGCGCATATTCTTTGGTTTTCTGAAACTATTACTGCGCCGATCTGGGCTCTAGAGCACCTAGATCTTCTACTAACAGTTTCAGCAACGCTCAACCACGTTTCATCCCACGTTGGTCTGTTGATCATTGTCACTCGTCATCTTCGTCCGTTACCTCAAGCATCGAGGATATTTCTTCAGTCATTCCCATAAATAGCATTCTCGCTACTAAGTCTAGCCCATCTCGTCTGCTAAAGCCAGCCTTACGCAAAGTCGTATAGACCTCGTGCATTCCGATAGCGGCTTCTTCCATCGGTGACGCGTACTCTTCTTCCCAGTCTTCGCTCATTGACTTGCCTTTCGTGCGTTTTTGGCTGCTGCGTCAATCATCACGTCGGCGTACCAAGAAGCATTCTGCGACAATCTTGGCAAGATTCTATCATCGGTGACACCGAGAAGGGCGTCAAGAGCCTGCGTCTCTACTTCGTCCCACGACGATCCTTGTATGAAAGGAATCTTCTGGCTTGAAGAAGTTTTAGTCAAGTTTTCGGCAACTTCGTAATGTTGCTCATAGATATGAAGAGAACCGACATGATGAGAGTACGTCCCAGGCTGAATTCCTAGAACACTGCACATCGCTAGTTGCACCCTAGTGAACTGAAAGAAATCGTAAGCAGCGCCAAGCCAAACGTCATTCGACCGCATGTAGACGCTCATGTTAAGCTTTCCGTTGCGAATTCTAAACTGATGAAGAATAGTGCAAGGGTAGTCGCGCTTGTTTGGCTGATTGTCGTACTCCGGGTTCCATATCGTGATGACAGCCTGACGGGTGTCAGAATCGTTCTTTAACTTGTCGACAGCTTCTTTGTACTGGCCTTTTGTTCTTAGACCGTAGGCTCCGTGAAATATACCGTTATCCTCTGCGTAGTTTATAAACTGAGGTCCAACGGCGATCACAAGCTCAGGCATAGAAACCCCAGAAAGAAGTTGACAAGCTTCAACTGCACCGATCCCTGGGACGGCTCCACGGCCAACACCGAGCGGTAACGTCGAGTAGACGTTGTCGATAAAAATTGTCGCGTCTTCAATTTCGCGAGTCTTCATACCGCGTGGAGAGACAGTTCGTCCGTTACGAAGAACATGGTGCACAAGATCTACGTAGCCGTTTACTCCGTCTTCGATGTGAATAGAGGTTACGGAAGTATCCAATTTACGTACCTTTCGTCGATGCCGTACGCGTAGCTTTGCATCGCTTCTCCGTACAGCTTTTTGTCAGCATGATGAAATCTTCTTACGTATTGCGGATGCGGAAAAACAATGTACTCCTGTGCGCACAGAGCTTTAGTCTTGACGTGCCGATCAGCAAGTCTACCAAGAACGATAATCTTTGGCCAATGCAGCACTTCAAGAAGAATGTCTAGTCTTTCGCCGGAAAAATCTTCAGAGTTGATAATTCCTACGTCTCGCCAGAGAGGCTCTGGAAGAGCGTTTAACAGATAGTCCCCAGAGTTACCGCCGACTGGCATGAACGGAAGTATCGTCTCGGTCGGGTCTTTTCTCTTATCGCCAATAAGAAGAACTCTAGGGCGCGCTGGGCCGATGTACTCTGGAAACGCGGCGATACCTGCCGCGTCATCGGCCCGCTCTGCCGCGGCAGTAATGATCGCAGACGCAACACTTTTAACGTACTTCTCTCCGTCAGGCACCTCTATCTTTGCCTGAATAGAGTGAGTTTTTGCCTGTGTAGACTCGTAAAGAGACAGAATTTCTTCCATTTCTTCGACGTCTACAAAATCATCACCACGAGAAAGAATTCTCTTCTTGATTACGTCAAGTGGCTGATAGACCCAGAACTGGGCCATACCGCGAGACGCCATAAACAGCTCAACCCAGCGCCAGCCGGCGATGCCCAGAAGGCCATAACCGTCTGTGTTTGTCTGCGGGCGCTTGAGCTTGGCGTAGGTGCACTCGCCCCAGTGCCATCGATCCGCTACGGCAAGTTCCTTAGTCCAGTCGATGCTTTCAATATCAACCGCGTACTCGTGCAGCACCCAGCGACGAGTTAGCTCCTCGGGTCTACCCTTGTGAAACTCGTGAATACGAGAAGCAGGTGACTCAGAGCGTAGTTGCTCTTTTATCGCCGCGGCTATTGAACTTTTGCCAGAAGCGTCGGTGCCTTCAAGAACAATGAACATGCGTCTCTCCGTAGATCTTGGTGATTATACATGGCATGATCGCCGAGAGCATGAAGAACTACGGAATGACCTCGATGCGATACACTTTTTCAATTGCCTTGTCGGTCTTTGACGCCTCCTCGAGAAGACGCTGCGCGACGTTAGTCAGGTATCTTGCCCCGCTTTCGTCGTATTTGTACAACGCCTCGAGAACCGCGGAAGGGTCATCACTTACCTGCGCCCAGTGACGATTCTTTTCTGGAAATACGACTCCCGCAGCCAAAGAAGGGCTGCACGAGTCACACGAGACCAGATCTCTCGGATTGTCTATTGATTTAGTTGCTACTTCGTTGAGTCCGTATCTCTTCACAAGATGACAGGTCGCGGAGTGGTAAACAACAGAAACACCTACGCGCGAAAGCACGTACGAACCACTTTCTGTCTTGTACAGCTCAAACTCAATCCATCTCAGCGAGTCCCGTCTGTAAGACGAAGATTTTCCAAGTAGAGCGCCATTGAACTGTAGTGTTCTGTCGCCGTCTTTTACATGAATCATAATGTGTTCGCCTGGCCCTCGGTCTTTTCCGTTTGGTGAAATTTTATCCTGTGCGTGGGAGACGAATGGTACGTGACTATCAAGATTGACTTGCCTGCTTAGAAGGCGACTTTTTCTCCTTCTCTTGCCCCGCTGGCACAAGCGACTCTTTTAGCGCCTCTATCTGCGCTGACATCTGCTTTATTTTGGTGTCTTTAACTACAATCTCGGTCATTAGCTGTCCGATCTTTTCGTTGTACACCTGGATTAAGACGTTTACGTCTATGTCCACAGAATCTCCTTGTCGTTCGTCTATCTATCGTAGTCGTACAGTGGATATTTTACTCGTATAGGGTCACTACTTTGTCTCTTTTTGAATGTTTTATACTGCTCAGATAGCCAAGACTTAAACAACGGCGGCTGCTCTGGGTCTTCTAAATCGTCTTCAAGAGCTGTAGGATCGTTCAACACGTATTTGCCGACGGCCTCTGGTTCAAGCGCTAGAAGCTCTTCTCGTACGTTCATTGGCATCCGCGTCGCTTGAAGAATTTGATGACAAATCTCAGCGGTCGGCTCGGTATTGCCTAGCTCTGTGTACGCCCACGCCCACTCGATGATTAGTCGAAACAGCTCGTGAATAGTTCTCGCGGCGCACTGCGGGTGCAACGTCCAATGACTGTCAGCACCGCGATCGGCGAACAAGGTGTCTACGTCGTTGTATGTGATCATCGCAATCGGCGATAGATCTAAAACGGTGTCGTATCTGTGGACTATCTGCGTTTCTTTTTGAAGCTCAAATAGTTCTGTCCATATAGCCTGCGATCTTTCATTAAGCTCAGTCGTACCGTGAGTAACTTCTTCTAAGCTTTTGGTCATGAAGTTTGTTGCAGAGCAAGCTGCAGCGTACATATGGTTTTCTTCTTTCGGTACAGACTTCCATATTCTGTACGCGCGCAGTCTTCTTTCTGGGTTCTGGTCTCTTAATTGAATGTCCCATTCATTAGCTGAAGAATTCCACTCGACTTCGAAAAAACTTGGCATCTCTGGCTTTTCTACAGGCGGCTTCCAGTGCTTGTAGACGTCGTCCCATACCCAACTGTCGTGCGGTCTATGAGAGCCGTCGATGTGGTCTGTCAAATCGTCAAATTCACCTTTATCAATGATGTAAATTGCACTACTGTCGACAGAGCTGATCAGTATCTTTTGGCTTGAGTTTGAGTATACAAAAATCTTTAGACTCTCTAGGTTGTGCTCTTGTATTGAAAAAAGACTGCGGGCTTGCTCTGTTACGGATGAAAAGTCGTAAGAATCGCTAAATGCACTAATGCACACCTGCCCGTGGAGGCATTGCAATTTGTGTGCTAACGCGCCTTTTGGCATCACACTTTCACCAAGCTGCTCAAAGACGTCTAAACCTTGAACGTTTTCTATGTATGTTAAGTACTTCATCATTTCTCCTAGTCGCCCGGGTCTATCAATGGCAGGTAGCTGTACTGAAATTCAGCCTCTTTCAATGACGATGTAGACCCCGCGTTTCTTTCCACTTCAAATTTAAAAGTCCAACAATTGGAGATGCCGCCGTACGATTGATTCGGCGTTATTGTGTTGCTAAGTGGTATGCCGCTAACAGTGTAAGGTCCGGAATCTAATGAAACAGAGGCATTGTAGTACGGGCCAAAAGAGCTGTTTACCCACACCTCGACGTCCGGGGAGCTGTACTTACTGTAGAATCTAAGAGCATCGAGTCTAACGCTCGTCGCTCCAGCAGGCAAATTTGGCCGAGCAGCAACAGTAACAGTTTCAATCTCGCCGTTCCCTTGCGCCTTCTTTACAGTCGTTGTTCCACTTTGAATTTGATAGTTCAGAGATCCGACGGCTAGGGTCAAACCGACATCGGTGGTATAGTTTGCATCGACGACTTCGAAACTATTAGTTTGAATATTTGACGCAGAAAAATATGATCCACCTAGTAATGAAATGCTGCCGCCCGACGCGGAGTACGTTTGTATGTTTCCTCCGAAGGCAGACGAGTCTACGGCTGGGTACACTCCATTAGTTGGCGCTAAATAGAGTCTTCTCCCGCTTTGCGATTGAACGTACCACGATTTGTTGTAGCTACTGTTGTTACTGCCGGAAATATTGACTAAGCTGCCGTTTGTGTACGACACCACTGGGTCTGCTTGAAAGAACGCCGACACGTACGTGTCTCCTTTAGGGTACGATGCAGTCGACATTGCTTGGTATATGTATGAGATAGAAGTGTTTAGCAGCCCATAAGAAGTCTGATAACCGTGGCTTGGCGCAGTAAGTGCAACTGTGCTGCCTGACTTAAACAACGCAGTTATAGAGCCGTACACAGTTGTGTAAGTTGGCACTTCCTCGTCTACATCACTAACCCAGAACGTGCTTAAACTGTTATCTGACGCCCTGCTCGCTGACGTCGCAGACGAGTAGTTGCTTGACGAACCGTACGCGGCTTGAGAAAAGTAAAATGTCTCATTCGCTGACGCGTAGCCACTGACGCTGGGGACGTACACCCGTGAACCGTAATACTTAGTTGTAGTGAACGTGCTTGACGTACTAGAAGTCGTCGGGCCTTCTTCGTACACCGTGTAGCCGTAGAAAAAGTAGCGAGTGTTTGACGACAAGCCCGAGAAAGTCAGGTACGTGTCGATATTGCTCGTTGTGTAGGCGCCAAAGCCGGGCAGATCAATGACACTTGGGTCACCGCCACGGTATATAACCAGTCGTCGGCTAACGCCTCCAGTGTGTTGAACTCTGATTGTAATACTGTTTGTGGTTTTGTCGAACACACTAAGTGTTGGCGCTACTGGGGTTTGAGTCGTTATCGTCACCGACGACGCGCCGCTCGTTGCGACGACACTTCCACTCTTTAGATACTCAGAGACTGCGGATATCGTGTACGACGTCGACTCAGTGAGAGAAGAACTAGTGTACGTCGTTGAAATCGTCCCTGTCGTGCCTGCTGCACTCGGAAGATACGTGTAGCCAGAGCCTGCTGTCACGTTCTGTATTCTGATTCTTACTGAGTAGCCAGGCGGCGGCGCAGTAGAAAGAGACACTCCTGCTGTTACAGTTTTCAACGTACGTGCGCTGTCTGTCAGAGTAGGAGCGACCGCAGGCCCTGGAAATAGAGTAAAAAAGACTTCCCACGACGAGCCATTGTAGATCTCGCCCTTTTGAACGTCAACCCAGTTTGAGCCATCGTAGATTTTTGGATTAGTCGACTCTTCCCAGCTCGACCCGTTATAGATGTTGATCGCCATACCAACTCAGCCCGTCATGACGTAGATAGATAGATGTTCCCGGCAGTTGTACTTGCTGGACGGCTGGCCTCTGCGCCGTACGCTATATTTCTAAAGTAAAATCCGCCGTTTACGTTGTTGTATTGAAGAGAGTACGCCGGGCCATTAAATGTTGCTCCGTTGATCATCGTGCCGAACTCTATTTTCTGGGCATCAGAACCATTAGCGCCACCAGACATTTGAAGTGATCCGTTGTCTCCAGCACGAATTGACGGAGTGTTTGAATCAGTCTCCCCTGAGAGACCCGCGTAAAAACGTATTGAGTCGCTCTGTGCTGTACCGCTGAACTCCTGCGGCACGATAGCGACGGCTCCGTAGTCCCCAAAGCCCGGGTCTGACGCTGTTCTTGTTCTATATTCTGAAGAAACTAAAGTCGACGACTGAACGGTGCCAACTACGGCAAGAGTGTTTGAAGTTGGGTCCCACGACAACTTGTCTTCGAGAGAAAACTTACCAGTGTTGTCGACGTAAAACGGAGTGTTTGCATTGTTCCACGTGCCGGTGCCGATATAGATACTGGAGGACGATATCGTCAGTCCACCAACTGTTCCGGCCGTAAGCGCGTCGCCGTTGTCAAAAGTGCCAGGTGTCGTCCCATCGGTGAACTTGAGAGTGCCTTGAATTGACAGAGTAGAGCCGTCCCATGACAGTTTGTTGCCAAGAGAGAAGCTTCCGGTATTGCTGACGTAAAACGCGGTGTTGTCGTTGTTAAACGTTCCTTCTCCATAGTAGATAGCAGACTCAGATATCGTCAGCCCTGCTATGCTGCCAGACGTCGCCGTCAATGCGCCAGTGAGGTCTACACTAAACGGCGCTGCTCCAAATGTTGCGCCGCCGGCATATATTCCATTGCTGTCTGCTTTGAAGACTGTGCTGCCGGCACCGATGGAGATGGTGACACCAACGATGCTAATGCTGCTAAGCGTACCGGTGACAATGTTTCCGGCGTCAATATTTGACACCGTGATCTGGCTAGCGTCAATGGTCCCCGCGGTGATTTTGTCTGCGCTAAGACTCGCTAGCGCGTTGTCGCCTAGGCTGAAACCAACCCAGTTGGGTGCAGCACCTTCAGTGTCGTTTCTATAGATCTTGTTGTCGTCGTCAGTGTCGAACCACAGGTCGCCAATTCCATAGAACGAACCGCCACTTGGCGCATCAGGCTGTCTATAGATCGCGTTCTTTTGGTTTGCAGTTGACTGAATGTACTGTGTAACGTCGGAGTCTAGCGCCGGCAGTTGAATGGCGTTCGGCGCAATGTTGCTTGGAATAATTACTCTAGAGCCGATACGTGTCGCCACCGGTCGACGTTGAACGGCGGCAAGCTTCTGCTCAGTTCTTAAGAAGCGCTGTCCGATCGTTCTGCGACTTCTTCTAAGGTTACTGGCCAATCTTGTCCACCTCCCACTCTGGGATCAGAAGAACTTCTACTTCTTCTGGAAACGCAACACCGTCAGGCACGTTGATCTTGATGTTTTCTATCTTTCGCACAATGATTTCATCTCGTGGCTCAAGATCGCTAGAGAGTCTCATGCGAATAAACTCGTCGTCAATGATGATCGCGCACCAGTCTCCAGGAGCGTATTGGCCAATAGACGGCGACATCGTGCCGTTGATAGAGATCTTGATGTCAGACACAGGAGGCCGCATCTCTACTAGATAGCGTTGAGCGTAGCTGTACAATCTCTCTTCATCGTACTCGTTTTGAATGTTAGTCTCGCCGTCGAGCAACGGCCATCCAAGATCAAGAAGGTCAGTAGCTGTCGCTACAGCGTATGGCTGGCTTGCTTCGTCGCCGAGATCTGGAATGTTGCCTACAACAAAAAACCGAGTCGCTGCGTTTTCAGCACTTTCATCAATAGTGACGTTATTGACGTTTCCAGGGTACTCGAAAACTAGTTGATCAGCACCATATCTGCTAAGCGGTGCGGCTTGCCCTGGGTCGGGTGGATCGGGAAAGTTAATTGGAAGCAAGACAAATGTTCTTGTAAAAGACAAGGTTGTTGGGTCGTACGCGCAGTCGATTCTGTATTCAAAGCCGCTTGGCACGTCTGAGTACTCGTCTAGCTCTTCACCAACTGACCGTAGCTCGTACCCTCTGTACGTTTGATTAGGGACTGAAACTTCGCTGTAGTCGCCTGTAGAGTACTCGATGCCAATGTTCGAGTTTCCTGGAAACGGTCCGTACGTCCCAGAAGATACACTTGGGGTCTTTGTCACAGATCCGGCAACTACGGTCTCAGCAACATCTTCGTTATTACCAAAGATCATGTACGTGAACGTAGTAGCAGTTGGCGCCGACTCTACTTGCTTAACTCCGTCAAGCAACACGAACGTCGCGGCAGGGTCATCTACGTTTGAGATACTTACAATATCGCCAGCGGAAAGATTGTGAGCAGATGCCGTGGTCAACGTGACGATGTTCAACGACACTGACTTTGACGTTACAGACGTTGTCGCGCCCGACACAGCAGTCGACGGCACGTTAGCGTCTTCAAGAGCGAATGTCACCGTATTGTCTGTGACGTTTGTAAGCGAGTGCCGCCCGTTGAACGTAGAGTCGACGTTTCTCACAAGAACAGATTGACCGGCGATCAGCTCATGATTGCCAGACGTCGTCAAGGTGGCAATGTTACTGGACAGCTCTTTGTTTACCACAGAGTAGTTGATCGAGTTGTACGGTTCTATTTCCCCGTTGGGAAACTCTATCCCTGTGAAGTCGATACTTAGCTCGTCTAGAAGCTGGCGAACGTAGTCGTAGGTGTCTACTCTAACCTTTACAGTCACATTTTCATACGTTCCACCTGGCAATGACGGAATACTTACAGAAAACGAGGTACTCGAGAGACCTGGAGAAATTATGGTGTAGTACCCATCGTAGACAAAGTTAGAGATCTCGTAGAACTCTATCTTCACAGGCATTCCTACAGAGAAGTCAAACTGGCCGCTGTCAAGGGTTACAGTTGCTACGCCGAGTGAAGACGTGAGAGTGGCACCGAAGTTGTGGCTGTACGTTTTCCAAATGTTTCTGTGATGAAGATAACTGGTGAACTCTGACGCGCTCACTGTCATGGTCTTTTCCATCGCGGAGTACGCTCTACTCCAGATGATCCCGCCCCACACACACTCGCTGTTTCTGACTACATACAGAGATGTTCTTCCCGGCATTGTCGAATCATAGAGATTCATCGCGGCAGTTCTGTCTATGACCGCGATACTGCCGCTAAATGATCCGGCGCTTTTCAATGATCTTTCGTATGACACTCCAGTAAAAGGAATCTCAGCGAGTATCGTGTTCGACATCAAGTCAGCAACAAAATACCGATACTTTGGCGCCGTCGGGTCAAATACAGACATTGCTAATTCTCATTTCGTCTCTACGCAATCCAGCCCGAACGATAGTAGATCGTAAGACTTGCTGGTGAATTCGCGTCTCCTTCATCTTCAAACAATATGTCGTTGTCGCCTGCTGCTAGAGTAATCCAATCGGTCAATGTATCAACTTTAACTCTGGCGCCGATCTTTTCACCGTTGACAGCGACTTCTTTTGTGTACGTGTCGATTTCCATGATGTCGACGTCTCGGACTACGGTACCACCTGACGCGGTAGACGAGACGTTAGAAGACAAGATAGCGTATGAAACAGAAGTCGAGCTTGGGACAGAGCTAACGATATGCTCACCGTCGAACGTCGAATCTACCCCAGAAACCGTGATGTAGTCACCGGCAAGAATGTCATGAGTTGTTGTAAATGTCAGTGTAGCCACGTTGTTCGATAGAGCTTTTGTAGAAACTGCCTCAGTAGCAACGTCTCTCAGTGGCTCTACTATCGTCAGAAGCTCGTCGTTGGCAGAGTTGTAGATAATTGCTGGACCAAGTATCGGTCCAGTTATTTCTAAGAACATACTAACTTCGGTGTTTCCAAGATTAGTAAGCGTGGCTTCACCGGTCTCGCCTGTAGATGAGTTTGCGCACGGGACGGTAGCAACGTCGTAGCCCTCAAGGTCATCGTCGTTCCACGAGTACTTAATTGGATCTGCAGCTCGTAAACCGATGGAAAACTCTGTTTTTCCTCTGGCGGTTATGGTTTCAATGTTTGGTCTGCCGCTCAGTCTTACGAAGGCAGCTCTTGTTGGGTTTTCTCTTGTCTTTAACCACGCGCCTTGTCGCACAAGGGCAGTAGCGTCGACAAGTGCCTGTCTCGCTATCGGCACGTACGACGAGTCAGGCGGCATGAAAACACCTTCGACTGTGATCTGTCTTGCTGCCCATCTTCCCGAAGTGTCGTACGAACCGTCGCCCCACCCGCGTGTGACGTCTGGGATTTCTGGATCTGGATGCACCCACCAGCCTTCAATGTTCGTGCAGACCCAGACAACATTGTTCGCGTCGATCTTATTTAGCACGAGGTCACCGATACTGATGTCCTCTTTCAGATTCATTCCAAACGGATTTGGAATGGGTACCGGCCGCATCGAGTTATCTACGGCTACTGTCTCTTGCAACTGAGTTACTACGTCATAGTACGGACCGTCGTTGTACGGTCCTTCTCCATACTTTACGGTTGGAGTATACGTTGACATGTTGACGTCCTAGCGAGTCTCTATCTGAGCGTCGGTCAGAAGCTCGTTGACGGCGTGCCGCCGTCGATGCTCGTCGATCCGATTTGCGCCCAGCTGCTGCTAAAGTAGATGTACAGAACTTCAGTATCTGACTTAAACCACAGATCTCCTTCAGACGGTGTAGACGGCGCTGTAGCAGCCACAGTCATTGACGCCCCAGACGCGCCGGTGGCGATCGTCGTGGGGGCGAACTTGGCACCGTCATATGCAAGTACCTGGCCGCTCGTGGCTCCAGTCGTGTCGATTTCAATTGAGTCAACGTACAACGTTGTTGCTGTTACGCTCGAGAACACGACAGACGCCGTATTTGCTACGTCTTGCCCAATTGCAATAGTTGCTGTCGAGCCCTCACCTGGCGTATGAGTTACAGTGACGCCAGTGCCGCCAGATACGTCAGAAACGTAGTTTCCTGTCGTGTCAGTGCCAAGTTCAATCGCATCGTTTACCCACGCTGCGCCGTCCCACTTCAGGAAATCACCGGACGTGACAGTAGTAATTGTTACGTCGCCAACGTCGTCGAGATTATTTACTATAGGAATGTCTGCGGGCTGCCAGTCGCTAGACGCTGACACGTACTTTAAGAACTGGCCATCGCTTGGCGACGAGACGCTGACGTTAGTTAGATCATTAAGAGACGCGTCTAAGGCGATTGTCCCAGTCGAACCTTCGCTGGGCGTATGAGTGATTGAAATGCCTGTGCCGGCAGAAAGATCTACCATGTAGTTGCCGGTTGTATCGGTGCCAAGCTCGACTGAATTGGCGCTGATTGTGGCGTTCAACGTGACTGTTCCGCTAGCAAGATCTGTCAGCGTAGCGCTGGCGTTTCCTGTAACGTCTCCTGTAAGCTCGACTGTGATCGTAGGATCTGGCTTGCTAAGAATGTTTGACCATTCTACGTTGGCGTCAAGCTCGCCTTTCGTTCCTGAGAACACCTCCGACGAGTTCGTGGCATCGGGTATAAACGTAAACTTACCAGTCGAGTCGTCGTACCCAAAGAATCCAATCTTGGCAGAAGATCCATTGTGCCAACGGAACTCAATTCCACGGTCCTTATTGTCATCTGACGCTGGTGCAGTATTTCCACCAAGAGTGAATATCGGATCTGTGACTGAAACGGTTGTGGAAGTCACTGTTGTTGTAGATCCAGTGACAATAAGATTTCCAGTGATCGACACGTTTCCGGAGACTGTCAAAGATGAGAGCGTCCCCACGGACGTGAGACTTGAGCCAACAACGTCTGACGCCAATGAAAATTCAAGGGTATTGGAGTCATAGGTAAACCGGTCGTCGATCGACAAGATCGCCGCGTTGAGCACAGTGCCCCAACCGAGATCACCAGACTCTGGGAGCTCTGTTAAGTTGTCTACTAAGTACGTTGCCACGAGTTCTCCGTTTCAGTCTCTTGACTAATCATAACTTACGCCGCGCCCCTGCGAAGCTGGAACGCGAGTTGACGAGACACCATCGACGCCACCTCTGCCTCGTCCATTCCCTTCGACGGGTAGACGTTAATAACAACATCCTTGCCGGCGCCTGGGCCAGCAAGCATCTGAATCATCGCCTTGTCTCGTCGAGACAGCCCATCTGGGTCAAGAGGCTCGACTCTTTCAGCGCGACCCGCCTCGCCAATAACAGTCAGCAGCCCACCTCTTCGTGGAGAGACGATTCCACCTTCAGCCATCCCTGCCGCGTTGATACGAGATCTGTAGTACTCCTCGTAGGCTTTAGCTTGTGTTGGCGTAGCTTGATCAACATTCCATGTAACTCTTCCGAACTCAACTTTGTCGATTTCGCTAATGTTTTTGGCAAGTGGAATCTTGTTGTAGGCTCTAATAAGCAGGTTTATCGCGCTAATTGCAAGATTGACCCCACCTTCGACTGCAGCGATGATTCCGTTTATTACCGTCGCAATTACACTCACGACTGCGTTAAACGCGGTCTGTGCGACGCTCTCCATTACCCCAAAGACAGCCGAGAAGACAGTTCCGATCCCCTCAATTGCGCCCTTGATTATCGCGACACCGGTGTCAATAGCTAGTTTTATTCCGTCCCATACGGTAGTAAAGACTTTCTCAATGCCGCTCCATACAGTTTCAAAGACATCTCCGATAGAAGTGAATGTCGGTTTGATGACGTTGTTCCAGACCCAACTTATAGCAGCCGAGATCGCGTCCCATATGGTTGTAAAGACAGAACTAATCGTGTCCCACACAGTCTTAAATACTTCAAGTGTCGCTTCAAACACGGGCTTAATAACGTTTTCCCAGACCCAGCTAATCGCTGCTGAGATCGCGTCCCAAATTGGGTCAAATACGAGCTTGATGCCACGCCAGATGTATCCGAAGTATTCGCCGATCGCGCTGAATACAAACATGAAGGCGTCTTTGATAGCAGTGAACGCCGCGCCGAAGTGCTCTCTTACACCGTCCATGTCTCCACGGAATAAGGCGAAGATACCCTGCACGAACTCCCATACGCCTTGGAAGACCTTGATGATGGCGCCTACGGCGTAGATGAATATGTTGATGCCTGTCGTGACGGCGTCGATCGCTCTTACGAGAACTACCTCGATGATCGGGACTATGTACGTAGCTACGAAGTCTCCGAGCTTGCCGAATATCTTCTGTAGTCCGTCTGCAGCACCGCCGGCTCCACCAAACTTGCTCAGCACCTTGTCGATAGCGTCCTTAATTCTATTGAACGCTTCGATAAGCTTCTTGACAAGAACGTCGTATAGTTTCTTTACTGCCTCGCGGAATTTTTCGCTGTTCTGCCACATCAGCACCAGCGCGGTGACAATGGCGCCGATCCATCCGGCGAACCTCAACTTCGTGAGAAGGCTCATGTTTTTGAGCATGCCTTGTTTTCCAAGAAGTCCGCTGACTTTGCTTATCGCTTTTCCAATTTTAACGAAGTATCCGGCAAAAGCATTACCAAAGAACTTACCAACCCTAGCCATAAGAGAGAGGGCTTTGACCGTGCCCATGATCGGCGCGATAATAAGAAGAATCTTTTGCACCGTCTCGTTGCCGAACACCGAGTTGAGAACGTCAAGTCCTTTACCAAGAGTTTTAAAGAACGCCTCTATTGAGCCGGTTTCAGTAAACTTCATTATCAATGAAGTAAGTTTACCCAGAAACTCGGCGAAAGAAGGTGCGGCACTCTGTAGAGTATCGAGTATGCCGTACAGCGCAGGCACGAATTCACTTCTAAGAATGTCTGCTGTTGTTCCTATCGCTTGATTTTCTCCAAGTTTAAGAAAAAACTTAACTATGTCGACGATAAGACTTGATACTTTCCCTGCGTTCTCTGCTACGTTTATAAAAAACTGTTCAAGTCTTCCATTGTCGAGAAGTTCCTGCGTGTATTCTTCAAATCGTGCAGTTGACTCAGTGAACATGTCAAGAAGCATTTGACCGCCGCTCCCTGGCCCTGTCGCGGCTCGGCCGATGTTCATCAGCGCGCCGCCGATGTTGCCAAAGATCTCGCCGAGCTGCGCGGCTACGTCTCCAGCCTTACTGAACGTGTCCGTTAGCTCACCGGTGGCGAGCTTCGCGTTTTGCGTCTCTTGCCAACCTGTTGTAAGAGTGACAAGCCAATCTGTAAATCTGCGAATCAACGGATCTGCTGCAGCAAGAAGCGACAAAAATACGTCGTAAAGATTTCCTGTAACTACACCTAGCTTGCTAATTGTGTCGACGTTCGTCGCGGCGACTGCGTCGAGCTTGTCTAAGTTTCTTCCCTCTGTAACAAAGTTTGAGAAGTCAATTGCAGCGAGACCGAGAGCCTTACCGGTTTCTTCAATAATTGGTATTAGTCTTGGGAAAAGATTCTGTACAAGATTATCTATTGCAAGTTGCAGCGGCGGGAGTAGCGCCTCTGCTGCGGCGTCTTTTAGCTCTTGTAGCTTTGGCTTGATTGAAATTAAGTAATCTACAAACCTCTTTGCAGCTTCAGTAAGTTTGTCATACGCATCTGTCGCTGCAGCTCCTCCGCCGGCCTCGGCGGTCTTCTTTTTCGCTTCAGCAAGTGCCTCTTCAGCGTCAACCTGTGCGCGCAGCGCGTCGCGTTCAGTACGAGCAAGATCGGCAGCCGCGTCTTCGACAGCGCGCGTCGCGTTGACAACCTGCTCTGACCCCTCAACACCTTTCGCGTTTGCCTCTTCAGTTTCCTTAGCGAGATCAGCGTTTCGATCTTTCGCGCGGCGCAGGTTGAGATCAGCCTCGGCGTATGCCAGCTCTGCCTCACGACGCGCTCTTGAGTTCGGCGGAAGATCTTGAACTCGAGCGAGAGTCTCTCTTGCTTTCTCGAGCTCAATAGCGGCTCTTTTTTCTGAGATAGCTGCATCTTCTGCGTCGAAGTTGAGCTGCTGAAGACTTTCTGCAGCTTCCTTTCTTGCGTCTGTCAGTCTCTCTTCGGCGTCAGTAAGATTTCTACTCGCTCGAGCAAGTGACTCTCTGTTGTTTTCAAGAACTCTTGCTAAGCTCTTTTCAGCAGCTTCTATTCGTTTTCTTCTCGCCTCTTCAGCAGCCTCACCGCCACCGCCACCACCGCCGCCGGTTCTGGTCATCTGATTGAGCGCTTCACCTATCCCACCAAACGCGAGCTTCGCGACGATGGCGGCTTGACCGATCGCGGTGAGAATAGAAGGTAGCGCAATTAGAGCCGGAGTTGCTGAAAGTACTGAAGCACTCAGCGCGACAAATCCCGAGACAAGAGACGAAATTGATCCAATAGCAACAGCTATCGCGGGACCGATCGCGTATCCAGTGGTGACCATTCTAAAGAATGCGTCGTTCGCCCGTATCGCGTTTTGTTGGAACTGAGAAAGATTTCGAGAGCCTCTTCTCAGACCGTTCGAGAACGCTGAACCTGACTGATTTCCAGACCGCGAGAACTGAGAATTCAGACCAGAAAGAGATCTGTTTACGTCGTTCTGAAAGCCTGTCGTAATCGCATGAACGGCAATATACGCATTACCAATGATGGCCAAGTGTCTTCACCTCCTTCCATCAACTCAGTCGTATTTATTCTACAACATCTGAGACTACCCTAGAGGACCATCTAACGCTGAACCAAAGGGCAGACTGGAGTTTGCATTGACGCGTGACGGTGGGACGTAGGGCTTCGGTGGAAACGGGCTTGACGATCTTTCAGCAGGATCTAGCGGAGTCGGCATTTCGTCGTACTCTACTTCGCTTTCTGGCAGTCCGATCTTGTTGTCATCTATATACGATCTGCGCCCCGTGGAGCTATTGCTGTTTGCTGTAGCATGTTTGTATGGCCTGCCGTAGAGAGACGAGTACAGTTCAGTCCTAGTTGAGTTGATAGCGTCAGACTGCTCCGCTGACGTTATGCCAATAACGTCATCCTCGAAGAAGAAGTGAAGAACGTCAAGCAGATCAGAAGAATCAAGAGTGGTTAACGAGACGCCGTTGCAAATTGCCTTGCCGTTGACGTACGGCCAGAGATCTAGTCCCCAGTCGAGGAGGGCTCTGACAGCTCCGTAGGGCGGTTACCATACGTCTCCATCAGCCAACTAACTATTTCCATTAGGCTTTCAAGAGACACAGCTTTGTCCGGGTCACTAATCATCGCGTCAAATCTTTCGTGACTTTCTGGATACAAAACGGCAGAGAAAAAGTCAAGAAGAACGGTAGCGTTTTCGCTGGTATTGCTGTCGTCTGACGTTCTTTTTGCGAACTCGAGCATTAGCTTACCAGGCACGTTTGGCCTGCACGAAAACATTTCTCCGTACAGTTGAAATTCAACATTATCAGTTTCTTCGTGTGCCGGTGAGCCGAAGTCCTTAAACTTCTTCATAGTGTACCTCTTTCTATGTGTCTTGGTAGAAACATCAAACTTCGTAGTTGATTGAAAAATTTCTTAACACAGTAGGTGGTGGAAACAAGGCGTCGCTCTGCTCTATCTCAAGCAGAAGCCGGCTGTCCTTAATCGCGTCGTCTACTGTTATCATCTATCATTCATCCTAGCAAGTCCGTCATGCTAATTGTATATCATCGAGACGCAGCAGATGATCTTAGCAGGTGACTAAGCCAAAGCAAGAGGCAAGTTATCAGTAAGATATCTATTCGGCCTTGTCCCTGGGTGAAGAACAATATCAGTAAAGACAACCTTGCCTTTAGACACGAATCTAAGCATCTTTGGTGGTTTAGCCACTATTACATGCGGCTTGGTGCCCTCGTGATGCATTAGAGCGTAACTAAGTGGAGAACCTACCAGCATCTTTTGACCGATTGGAGTGCGCTCATGATTCATGTGAATCGACAACTTAAGCGCGCCGGTGCGAATTCCCGCCTGCGCCTTCGCGGCCCACATCACCTTGGCAGCGCGCCGCTCAAGGTCTCTACCGACTGGGCCACCGCGTTGCTTAAGTACATAGTCAAGTTCAGCATAGTCCCAGATGACAATGACTTTGCCATACACGGAGAACGGATTTCTTCCAGACAGTCCGCCGCCTCCACCTGGCCCAGTGCGAATTGGGACGAGACTCATGGGATCGCCATGGTCAACTGAAGAGTGACCATCTGGAATCCACCTTCAGGCGGTGGGATTTCTACAGAGCCAATCACTCCGACTCCGTACCCGTACTCACCTTCCCACTGGTCAAAAAGATTCATCGACTGAAGAAGCACCCAGGAATCAACGGCAGTAATTTTCGCGCCGTCCATAATTTTTTCTGCTGTTGGTGGTCTGCCATTGACGGACATTACTGGTATCTCTCGAGCAAGAGTGACAAGAACTACTGCGCTACGAGCAACGTTGCACCGCTGCGGCCGAGACTGTTGATCGCCAGGAGGGCCTAAATACGCTTGAACAAGCGTAACGGCAAGCTGTTCGCAGTCGATCGCCGCTTGCCCGACTGACCAGTAGCGCTTTGCGGGCAGTGGGACGCTGTACGACTGAAACGTCGAGACTACCTTGTCAAGAATTCCGTCGAGCATATCGACGACATTCAATGCGTCCGAGTCTACTCCAGAGATATCAACTGTTGCCATGTTATAACTATACCGTGTAAGCGTTTATGAGCGGTGTTGCCAATGAAACACTGAGATTGCCGGAGCAGATGTACACGGTTTCTGTAGTACCATCTATCTGTCTGCTGGCGTAAAGATCCCATGTCCCTGGATCTACCATACCAAGCAAGCCTCTAATGTCAGAATAGTCGATTGACACAGTGATTCTGTCGTCTGTTGACGCCGTTATTGTGCCAGACGCTGACGTCGAGGCCACGTCTGAAGCAGTCACTGCGTATTGCACTGTAGTTGCAGATGGCACCTGCGTCACAGTATATGTGCCATTGAAAGTCGCGTCTACATCCGCAACAACTATTTCGGCGTCTACATATAGTCCATGAGCGGAAGAAGTTGTCAAAGTTGCAACGTTACTTGAGAGCTCCTTGTTTACTACAACTAGCGCCGATGGCGTCGGGTCAGTCAACGTAGCGGCGCCATCTAAAGTCACTGAGCTTGTTTCTGCCCAGTTTCTAGCAACAACTTCCGCAGTCCACGTAGAGGTATCAGTCAGGTACTCTGCATTTATCGACTCTAAGGAGACGTTCATGCTGCCCGACCCGCCAGCAGTAACAGCTATGTCAAGGTCGCTAGCTGTGTACTTGAGCGCCTTTGGTGTGTTTCTTCTCGCGCGAGGTACGTCTGGAGTAAAAACTCTTGCCTTCGCTACGGCCTTGTGCGGGTTGACTGATTTCAAGAACATGTCAACTGCGTACAGTCCTGTGCGCATTTCTTGGATGAAGTCCTGGCTGTCAAGTAGAGTGTACGAGATGCCTTGACGTGCAATTGATGTAATTCTTTGTGGCAGCGCGCAGTCGTCGTCGTTATTGAACAGTTTTACAAACTCAATTGCAAGGGTTCTTGCTGCCATTCTACCTAGCGTTGGCGGATCTACTCCGTAGCTGTACGTTACCTCGACGTTGCACGGCGTCCATCGAACACCTGTTACGGCGTGAATTGTGGAGTGATCAACAAGGTAGTACTTGTCTGGGCTGATTACCTCTCCGACTCTGTTTCTAATTGTGTGAATCTTTGTGACGGGGCGACCGCGAAGACGAATTCTTGAAGAAGATGTTGTACCGTCAGTGGCGATGTCTTCGTAGAAGTCAAGATTGTCTGAAAAGATGTTGTATATATCGCCGTCAATAAGGACAGCGTCGTTATTCTTAACCGACGGGCCGTAGCGGTACGTTCTACCAGCGCAAACGTATCTCTCAGTTACAGTAGTGACGCCGCTATACTTTCTGCCAGACAGCGCCCAAAGAAGATATGACGCTGACTTAGCAGCTTCATACGAGAACTCAGTATCTTCGTATTCACCGAGTTCTTCAGGTGTGATCCAGAGATTGGACATCTTTCCTCGTCTCTACTGCCGTAAACTCAAGCGGCGCGTCCTATGTATTCTACACATAGAACGCGCCGTTGAGTGTGCGTTTATCAGGACGTCGGATCCTCGGTGGAGGCGATGATGAAGTCGATGTCCTCGTCCTCGTTGTAGTTGACGTTGCCAGGTACGTTGTAGTCAGTCGTCGAACCTTGCGACGTGAAGTCGGTGACCTCACGGCTATTTGCCGCAACATCCGCTGTACCGCTGTCAGACGTTGAGGCGATGTCAGACGCTGTCTTAGCGTACGTAAACGTTGTTGTTGTTGGTACAGCAACAATCGTAAACGTTCCGTTCAGATCGGTGTTTGTCAGGCCGGCAACAACAACTGTGTCTCCTGCGGCAAAGTTGTGAGCGGCGCTTGTCGTGATCGTAGCGACGTTCGACGTAAGAGCCACGTTTGTGATAGTAGCGGAGAGATCTCCGTGCCACGTGTAGAAGCCCTTGCGGCCAGTTGGCGCCCAAGCTGCGCGTGAGTACGAGTACGGACGCTCTGCTGCTGCGGGGAACTCCCAGCGCTCGTCGAGGCCGGACGAGAACAACGAGTTTCCAAGGCCATAACCTTCGAAAGTTGTTGCAATCATGCCGTTCTCGATGACACGATCACCTGAGAGACGGAGACGACAGTACGGGAAGACCCAGTGGAAGTACGGATTTGTTCCAGCGCGCTTGCCGTCAGCAACAGCAAACGACCAGCACTCGATCGCGACGCCAAGGCCGGCAGGGTCGTCGCCAATTGCAGGTGACGACCAGCCGATGCTCTTGCGATCGGGCGATGCGTACGTTCCATAGTTCTTTCGAAGCAAAAGACCACCGGAGAGAAGGTGAGTAAGCTCGGGATCGGGCTCGCAGATAGCGAGTTCCATCGTCACTCTCTTAAGTGTGTCAGGCGCTTGGTACGAAACGCAGATCGAGCCATTTGCTGACTTTTCTACGATTTCGTCGCCAGACTCATACTCTGGAGTGAACGACAGACGCATGAACGCGCTCGTCGTGTAGCTGTCGCCTGGTTCGTTGCTTAGAGCACCGGTGGCATCAAGACGCGTCACGCGAACTGATACTCCTTGAATACTCGCGGCGTAGTCCTGAGTTGCCATGTGTTCTCCTTAACAGAAATCTGCCTTTGCAGACAAATCTTATACCGACAAATCGACCCTGACAGTGAGGTGCACTGATGAGTCAAAATACACAGCCGCGGGGCGAATTGCCTTGAGCCGCATGTCATTTTGATTTCCATTAACGTCATACGCCTGAGAAAGATTGTCGTTCACGACGTCAATTTTACCGACGTAGGCTTTTACTGCTCCAGTGGCGTACATCCACTTATTTGTGGCTGAAGCCGCGGCGCCAGTAGCCCCTGTCGGTCCAGTGCCTGAGTAGCCAGAGCCGATGACAATCGGAGTACCACTAACAGTTTGCAGGTGATTCTCCTTGTGAAAAATCATGTAACTACTAGAAAGAAGAGTTGCAACGTCACGGGTCATGTGAATGATGCCTTGTTCACCGCATGGTGATACGCTACCGATTGTAAAGTCAAGCAACGCTAGAGCCTCAACAGGTGTTAGGGCAGTTCCACTGTTCAATATTGTTGCCGCAGACGCAGTTACTAAAGACTTGTTGCTGTGACTTTCTGCTGCTCTAATTGGGCCATCCCACAATTCTTTTTCGATGGCCTTCTGAGTCACGCCTTCAACTTGTCGCTTAATCCGTTCTACTCTGTCGAGACCAAGAAAACCCATGGTCGACACAATTTCTTCTACCTCGATGAAAAACGGGTCGATCTCTTCGTTACGCGTTGGTGTCGCGTTACTCGTTACTGTAGCAGACGACGTGTCTGTGCTGTCCCAAAGTTTGGCGGAATACAATTCCGTATCCCATTCTTGGGCGAATCCTCGAATCCATCTGTCTTCATTCGTTGAGCTGCTGGGCTTGACAACGGTAAATAGACCATATTCTGCCGGAATTATTGCCGGAGCCTCTACTACGCCGTTCTTTGGAAAAGCCATCGATGAATCCTCGCTCTGCGATTCTGTGTAGAGTTTGCCCCTCCGAAGTTTTTACACTCCGGAGGGGCGTACTCAGTTACTAGTTGGATCAGTATTCGATCGCAGCAGCCGTGGCGCCACCTGTCGTGTCACGGAGGGCAGCAGCCACTCCGTTCACGCTGATGGTCGATGTCACGACGAGCGACTCGATACCAACCTTGGCGATACCCTCGAAGGTTTCAACGAACATCTTGTAGTCGTTGGTGCCGACGAGTGTCGAATCACGGATGATTCCGAGGTCCAAGGTTCCGCCGTCGAGGAACAGGAACGTTCCTTCGGAGAACATGTACCACGTGAAGGTATCGCTGAACTCGTTCATAGCTCCGGTGCTCTGCGCGCTAGCGACGTTGAGGTCGGGGCTGAACGTGATGTTTACACCGCGAGCGGCGAGGTAACCCTCGACTTCGCCGTAGGCGTTGAGTGTGCTGTCACCAGGCATCGACAGAGCGAGGTCCGCAACCATGGCGTCCTTGATCCACGAGGGAGCGAGGACTCGGAGCGGCATGTCGGCGTCAAGACGGTGACGGCTGCGGTACGCCGAAGCGGCGCGGCCAACCTGAACGAGGAAGTCACGAGCAACACCGATGAGGCTTGTTGACGAGATAGCCGTCGAGCCGGCTGTGAGCTTCGAAGCCAAGTACTGCTCAGCCTCACGGGCGTGCTGAATCAGAGCAAGCTCGTTGTGACGAGCAATCAACTCTGGGTACGCACGTGTCATGAGGTTACCGAACTGGAGCTGCAGGGTGACAGCGTCGGTGGCGACGGTTGTCTCTGTAGCAGCAGCAACGGTGAGGCTTGCCTTGGTGTCGGTGCCCGGGTCGGTGTCGACGACGTTGGTCCACACGCCTACGGCGTCAGCGTAGCTGCTCAGCACCGGCGGAACGATGTAGCGGATACCGCCACGGTCAGCCTGGAAACGGGGCAGCGAGTCACGGATCGGACGAACCGTGGTGCCGAAGCCGAAGATGTCGTACTTGACTTCGAACGGTGTGCTGTGACCACCAGAAGCGACGATAGCCTCGGGGCTAGCGACATTCTTGATCTTCACGATGTTCGAGTCAGTGTCCTGCGTGAGGATTCTGTCTTCGTTGTACTTGGTTGTAATCGACGCGACGATGTGCTGTTCGCCGTCGCCACCCTTTACACGGCGGAGACCGTGCAAGCGGGAGGCCATCGCCTCGGCAATTTCTTGGTAGTTAGCCATCTGAGCGCCAGCCGTGTAGCCAGGGATGTCGGCACCAGCGGTGATAACCACCGGAGCCTGAGCTGCCTGGATGTTCGGGCGACGGTCGGCTGGAGCCTGGACTTCTACGTCCTGGCCCTCTTCTGCGGCGGCAGTCATTGGTGCCTCCTGACCTTCCTGCTCATCTTGAGCGATTTCTGTGGTTGTTGAAAGTTCGGCATCAACTTCAACCTCGACTGAGGCTTCTGTTGAAACTTCTGGCGTCTCTTCTTGCGCAGCTTCGACAGCAAGTTCTTCAGCCGGCGCCTCAACTGCAACTTCTTCAACAGCGAGTTCCGCTGTCGCCTCTGTTTCAGTTGCTGCGTCTGTGGCTTCGACTGCTGCCTCTGCTTCTGCGACTACTTCTGTAACTACTTCTTCGGTTGAAAGCTCTGAAACCTCTTCAGTAGCAGTTGACGCTTCAGACATCTTCGACTCTTCCTCTTCCATGGTGGGAGCAGCAGGAATTTCTTCCTCCTTCTCTTCCTCCATAGCTTCAGGAGCCTCAGCATCCTCTTCCATCGCACCCTTGACGCGGTTCGCGGCCTCTGCGGCGCGGGCAGCAAGCTCTTGAGCTAGTGCCTGGCGACGCTTCGACTCTCCACGAACGGTGTCGAGCATGTCAGCAAGAGTTGTCATCTTCTCAACTGTTTCTGGAGTTGGATCTTCGCCCTCAACCGTTTCAAACTCCGAAACAATCGCGCTCTGAAGTTCGACGACTTCGTCGTCAGTCAGATCTGAGATCGTGTCGAGCATTTGCTTGATACGGTCCACTGTCCCTCCTCCGGGCCAGTCACGGTAGTCAACTGTAGACTACCTCGGGTTTCTGTCCAAGGGAGGGACTCTTCGCCAGATCGCCAAGAGGCACTCACCTATGGAGTACTTTAACATACAATTATGTCAATAACCGCAGAAGAGTGCTCATCTCAGATGAGACCTCAGACTGCGAGAAAACGTCACTTCCAGACTTGTACGACGCGAGTTTTTTATTTACCTCTGCGGCGTCTTCCTCGCCGATCTTCTCCTCGACCCTGGTCATCATGTCTTCGATGAGGTCCCGTAGAACTGGCGGTAGATCACTAAACTTGACCTTCTCAGTATCGGCACCAAAAGGGAGAGGTAGGTTCGCTAGTGCCGTGCCAAGCAGTCTAGCTGATTCTCTAACATTTTCAATTGATTTTGGGTTCAATCCACCTGCGTCTAGCCGATCCAGCACGGCTTTTAGCTGATTTGCAGCGGTAACAGCCGCGCTGTAGTTTCCAGCGTTTTCTAGATTCTCGATCTCTTCTACTCGCTGCACGGCGTTTTGCAGGCCAGAGACTCCAAGGTTCTCCTTCAATCGAGCAAGAACTACTCGAAACTTACCCTTGGCATCGCGAGGTTGATCTACGCCTGACGTGTAGATCGTGTTTTCGCGGTCATACTTCGGCGCTGCTACAACTGCTTTTGGATTCTTGGAATTAGTCACGCTTTTTCACTATCCCATCGGGTATAAGAGCGAATCTACAGTAGCCCATCGGTTCTACCTCTGCGGCAATGATTTTGCAGGAAGACCCTCCATCGTAGAGCATGCAGTTGGCGCAGGTTACTCCGTATTCTGCGTTTTCATTTTCTGCGGCAGACTCATACCCTGCCCAGATGCCGGTATCGTCTTCATTGAACTTGCCGTACTTGTTCGCGATCTCGATGAGTGCGTTAGCCAGATCTCGCTCCTCGGCAACAATAACTCCAGCTGTAGCGATCAACGCGTCAGCTAGAGCTTTTGGGCTATCGCCACCCTCCACGGCTGTCTGCGCGGACGCGACTCTGGCCTTGATGTCGTCGACAATCTCGTCGTCGATGAGACCAGCAGACTTCCACTTGTCCGGGATGAGATCCGCGCGGCGAAGACCACGCGCGCGCTTCATGATGTGACGACGAACAAGCGCGCGCTTGCTTGGCTTCGAGCGACCGTACGCTTGAATCGCGTCCTTTAGCTCCTCGATGTTGCGGATTGGGTACGAGCCGTCAGGCAGAGCCTTTCCTTCGGCAGCAAGCTTCTTTCTTGTTCTCATCGAGATATAACCAAGTGAATCGTATGGCTCAGTCGAACGAACTCTGCTTGAGAGCTCGTCAGCCTTGGCTTGAAGTTCGGCTTGCTTTTCTTCCCTCAACGCGGCAAACTTAGCGCGCGCCTCCTCCGCCTGAGCGGAAAGCACCGTAGGATCTTGGCGAACACCTGTCTTGATCTCTAGCTCTTCAAGTCGACTACTGAAATCGCGCAACGGGTCAGTCTTCATCTTCGCAAGAGTCATCGCGCCAGCAGCTACAAGTGCGTATACCTGACCACTAGCGACTCTTGCACGAGCGATTGGGAAGCCTGGAACGTTGACCTGGCAGACAGCAACAAGCTCGAGTTGACCCTTGATCGGGCGCCAATCGCCTGACGGCGCAGACGCGCGTAGCGCGCGGATCTGCTCTGGAGAGGCTGACGGCCGAAGAGCGCCAGCTACCCAGATCCCGAACGCGTCTTCTCCGGCGTGCACGTCGGCGATTGCTGAACCGGTGTCGTCGTAGTGCTTTGCGGCATCGGCAGCGCTTGCCTCGAGTGACGCGTGACCACCGGCAAGCGTAAGCTGCCCGACGGGGTAGTCCTTGCCGTCATCGGCGCGAAGAACTCCAGTGTGGAAGTACGCATACTTGCTGCGGCTACGAGGAGGGCGAGTGCCGTACGACATTCCAATGTGATCTTGGTTCCAGGCTGCAATGTGGCCAAACACTCGACCGAAGTCGTCAACGGTGAGTGGAGTCGCCTGCTTTAGCTTCGGGTCAGCGAACCACTCGGCGGGCGGAACAGTTGGAATTGAGCTCGCAATCATTCCACAAGCAACGAGCGACTGTGCGTCAGCGTCGTCAACATTATCGATGTACACACCGTCAGGAACGTTTTCCATGACATCCTCCTGCTGATCGAAGACTTCGTTTTCTCCGTCTTCGTTTATGTAGATCTTGCATTCTTCAAATGCAGGCTTCGGCACAATGGTAACAGCCATCACTCTGGCCTTGTCTACCTTGATCTTTCCTCCGCCTATCTTGTCTTTCTTACTAGCCTCGTCTTCGTCGTCGGCCTCTTCGCTTGCTTCGAACTTATCGAGGTCAGCGGATACGCCGCGAATGAAACCTTCTCTGATCATTCTCTCGGCTTCTTTTCCGTACGAACCGGTGTCGAATACACCGTACGCGTTTCCGATGCCGTTTTCTGTGCGCTCCATATGGTCAATTCGGCCGACGACTACAGAGCCGTCGTGACCATCTGACGTCTTGAGCTGCCACAGCAGCGGAAGCGGCAGCTCGCGAATACTAATCGAGTCTTTCTTGAAGACACGACCGTCACCTGTTTCAGTTTCTTCAGGAATGACGAGCGGTATCGAGAATCTTGAGCCATTTCTAATTTCTCCACCTGACACCATAGCCTCCGACTCCGTCTGATCGTGTAGTGCTGCGCGGATACGCGCGAACGCAAGAACGTGGCTTTCTTCTCCTACAGCAAGGTTGTCGTATGAGCTTCCGCGAATTCCACGACGGCCTTGCTTCTTTTTCTTCCCGACGTTGTACTTGCTACCGGGCCAGACACCGGTCGCTTCTTTGTGACGCAATGCGCAATACCCCTTGGCGCGTGGGCCCATGTACTTACGAAGATGGCGATAGCAGCGAGTCCAGTCGCCTGGCGTGTTCCAGCGAATCTTAAGAGCCCCACGGCCGAACAACCAATACCGACGTAGTTTCTCTGCCTTGCCTCTATTTCTATCCAGGCCACCTGCTGCGGAGAGAGGGTTGATGTCGGCGAGGTATAGCTCTAGAAGCTTAGCATCGAGATCGAAGACTTGGTAGCCAGACGAGGTCATGGCGCCATCTACCTGCTCAAGAACGTCGGTGTATGACCCATCGTCAAGCGCCACCACAGGCGGCGGTGTTGCAGACTTCAGATCTGAAAGAATCTGCGTGTCCTTAACCCACTTGCCGTCTTCACGCTTGAACGTCATCGGCGACGTTGTGTTTGAAGTGGCAGGAACAATGCTTACAAGATCCATAACCGCCGATGGATCATCGGGAGAGACAATCGCCAAGTGCATTGGCTCGACGTCACTTGTCTCAGGTGTAAGTTCTTCACCAACTCCATCTGTGCCGGGCTCCTCGGCAGGCTCAGCCGCAGAGGTGATCGGGCTGTACCAGAGGTTGTTTTCTTTCTTCTTGAAGAAGTCTTGAAGCAGTGGATGTTGACGCCCGTCTTCGGTGTAGAGAGTCTTACCGCTCTTCTCTTCAAGATCTTTCAGATAGTCAGATTTTTGCGTAGGAGGCGCGTTGTCTCCGGGCATCTTTGCCTCGACGCTGTCACGGTAAGGTTGAATACGCATCCTGTCGTCGTCGGCCGGCATCAAGTTCTGTTGACGCTCGCTCATGACCCAGGCTGGGAAGTCGCTAATGACCTGCTGTAGATCGCCGGACGTCAGAGCCGGCAAGCCATTCGGCACGTAAGCGTTCGGCCTGTCAATCGGCGCACGGGGCTGCGCAAGAATACCTGATGTATCGAGCGGCGTGTCGAATCTGTTAGACGGCACTTCGGCGATAGCAGTAGGTGAAAACGTATCTGCGCCTTCGGTTCTTCTTGCATCAACGTTCTCTACAGACCCGTCGTCGTACTTCACACTGACCGTGCCGCTGTCTGGGTTAATGCTCGTAATGTTCCCGGTCTTCGACGCGTTTCCGTCGACTACTACTCGTGAGCCCATCTTCGAGAACTTGCCACTCTTGTCTCTGACCTGACGTCTTGCCTTCTGTGACCGCTCTTCTGGAGTGTACTCGCCGTCTTCTGGGTCTACACCACCTTCGCCTGCAGCAATTAACGTAGAGTCGACGACTACCCAGTCGATTTCGTCTGCCGCATCAGCGACAAGATTTGCTTCTTCTTCGTCAAGATCACCGACAGAAACCGAGCTAAATGGTTTTTCCTGGAGGTGAGCAGACAGAACAAGAGCCGAGTTAGCATCAATTAAGATGTGATGCTTCTCTACCTTGTCGTACGGATCGTCGAGTGAGCGATCGTATGTGGCAATGTCGCTGTCGACATGGCCAAGGTCGTCCCACGAACCATCGTCCCAGACAAACACGAGACCCTCTGGGTCTATCATGTACAGTCTGTCTATACCGCTCCCATCGAGACGAACACGTGCCGCAAATTCCGGCGCGAACCCAGTTTCACTACGTGCCCTAGCGATCTCGAAGGCTTCCGTCCGTGAACTAAACAGATTTGAGTTTGAAAAAGTATCGCCGTACTCATGAGAAGCGGAAGCCTTAACACCTTTTTTATTCTCGCGTTCGACGATTTGTTTTGCCCATCGCCACGCCGGGTCTCCGCCCCACAGCGCCCATGCAATTCTCCCGTTCGAGGGAAAACCGTCTTGGCCCGGCTTGTAGCCCTTGGCTCTCTTATCTACCTCATGGCGAGGAAAATACTTAGCGATGTGACGAACTTTATTGATGCCGATCTGCCCGCCTTTTGCAAGAGTTCTTGCCGTGTTTAGGCCGACTGGAGTTCCTCCGCGCTTATGCTCTTTTCTCCATTCAAGCGCGCGTTTCGCCTCTTCTTGCGCCGCCTTTGGGATAGTGTACATGCGTCCCGCCGAAGCTGTGACGGTTTCTATAGACAGATCTGTAAGAGAGCTTGCTGCCAGCTCAAGATGAATGCGATCGCCATCACCAGTCGGGCGCGCCCACGGTAGATACGACGACAGGTCAGAAAGAAGACCAACGTCGTCGATCATATTTGTCGACTTGTTGACCGTTACAGCGCGTATACCGTCGGTGTACAAGGCATAGTTTTCGGCTTCACCGTGTAGAGAAATCATTATTTACCTCTACCAGATTGTACATCATCTGTAATAGGTCCACCAACAGCCCAGGCGTCACACGTTCTGCTCGCGGCGCACTTGAAGTCGAAGGCCTCGCAGTACCCGAGTTCGGCAGCGACTATCGAGTCCCACGGATCTTCAGCCAACGACTGAGAATCTAGACCGTCAGCGATGCAGTTCTTCATCTCTGTAGTGACGATGAAAAACACACAGTTTCCGCACGTGCTTCTTCTGGCCTCATCGGCGCTGACGCTCCACGTGTCGGCGCGCTCCTGCCAGTACTCGTCGTTCGGTTCCTTCGGGTTGAGCGGCCCGTAGTTTGCCACGTCGATCGCGCGCTTGCGATTCTTAAGGTTCAGTGCGATGTCGCTCGTTGGCGGCGGGCATTCCTGTGATTCAGCGGCTGCCGTCACGGTGGCAGGTCGCTTTCTCTCGAGATCGTCGTATTCGCGGATGTAGTCAACGTCGACGAACTCGATCGAGTACTTAGGATCGTCGAAGTCGAGCACGAGAGTGCCGCTGACGCGCCACCACGAACCATTGTCGCGAACGTACATCGAGTTCGTCTCGGACGAGCTATATACTAAATACTCGACGTTGCCCGTCTCGAGGTTAGTGACCGAGTATAGGTCGTCCTCGTTCTCTAGTTTCTGCGGCCATACGCTTCTTACAGCCGTCTCATCTACCTCAACGTTAGCCATGCGAAGCTATCCTCGCTTTGCTTCCTGTAGAGCGGCCCATGCAGAACCATCACTCTCTTGTATAGCTCTTATTTTATATTGAACTTCGCGACTGGAGAATCTCGCGGAGCCTTCTTTGTCGTCGAAGACGAGCGAGCCACCTTCGTCTATCTCGTACTCGATCGCGTTGTAGAACCCTTGGGCGACTACCTTTTCTCCGTCTTGGTTGATGTTCAAAAGCCGCGTGATGACCCTGCGCAGTCCACGAGCCTCTCCTGAGAGGCATTCGAGAATCGCCGGCTCGCCGAGAAGATTTCTACCAATCAGTCCTTTTTCGCTATCTTCGGGCGCAAGAACCAGTTTTCTCATATCGTGCCTCCTTCCTTTCCGTACGAGCCGAGGTTTGGTTTCCACTCGTTAGGATCTTTGATCTCTCTTGGAAGAACAAAAAACTCGTTTACTGGTCTGCCGTTGATCTCAGTTACGCCTCGGCCGTGCGCTTCCTTAAGAAGAGCGTCTCTAAGGACTTTAGATACAAAGACCTTACTCGCTCCAGATAGCGGCAGGTGATCTCTGATCGTCAGTTCGTACGAGCTCGGAACCAACCTGTCAAGATAGCTCGTTCCTTCAGGCTTCGCGCCGTAAAGATCACTGTAGTTCGACCACACGTCGAGTCTTCGAAGAACCTCGATCGTGTCGTCGCCTTCCCACACAAACTCTACGTCTGTCCCACGTTTGATGTCTCCTTCAAATGTGGTCTTAGAGAACCAATTTTTCTCTGGTTTTAAGTACACGTAGTTTGCTCCGCCTGTAGCCATGTCTTCGATAAACGACTGCCCTCTGAACTGTGATCCGTTGCTGAATCGCTTTACCGTTGAGAGCAGCGCGAATTTTTCGTCGGTTAGCTTGTCTAAGAAGCCTGCGGCCCACGGCTCTACGTCCGCGTCAAACGCTGACTCCGGTCTGCTGTAATACGAGTGTGAGAGCTCTTGTACTCCGGTCTCTCTTGCAATCGCTCTGGCGGCTTCTACGGGCATCTTTATCTCGGCCATACCGTACGGAGTTGTCTCGATGGTGACTTCACCAGCGATCGAGACCCCCAGTCGATCCTCAACCTCGGCGGCCGCGTATTCAGCGGTACCTGGCTGAGTTTCTACGGTTCTTTCGGTCCTACCACCGAACGTTATAGCAAGTTCCTTTTCTGTCATTGACCGCAGGTCTGACTCTGTCGACGGCCTATTAGCTCTGACGCCGACCGCCTCAAACGCGTCGGCGATCGCGAGATCGTCCGGGTAGTCTGAGAACGTCACGGTCACGGATCTATCGAGCGACGTTGCTGACGTCGGCGCAAGAGAGGGATCGAGGCGCGAGTACCCTAGATACGTGTCAGTTGGCTCAAGAACCGTGACGATGAACCGGCCGTCTGGGTCGGTGTACGTCGAGATGTCTCCTGTGTCTTCAGACACCCTGTAGTCCGAGTCTAGTTCGACAATTCTTCCTTTTTCGTCTACAGATGACTTTCTAAACGATATCTTCTGACCGTTCTTTCTCGTCCACGGTAGCTCCTGCGTTTTTGAGTTTTTGTTTATCAAGCTCTTTAGCTTTGAGTACGCCTCAGTCGAAAGAATAAACTTCATCCGGAGCCTTTCGTCTCCGTCCGAAGATCCAGAGGTCTTGATCACGCCGAACGAAACCTGCATTCTTTCGATGTCCGGTCCATCAACCATCGACTGCATCTCGACTGCCGGCGTGTTGCGCACAAGATCGATCGCCTCACGTACCGGTAGCGTTGCTGACAAACCGGCGCCCTGAAGTGGCGCTGCCCATGGGGACTCGGGGGACTCGGCCCCCGAAGGGGCCTCAGCTTTTGGGCGGTCTGCCTCTTCTCCAGACCACTCTTCTTCTCGAGCCTTCTCCTCGATGTTCTCGCGAAGAGCCTCCGTGGTTCCGGCCTTAGGCTCGCCCGCCGCGTCGCCTCCTCCGTCTGAGTCAGGACCGTCAGGCGGCTTGACCCCAACGGGACCTTCTCCGTCGTCACCACCGTTGCCAGATCGTTCTTCGAACAAGGCAAGCTGCTCTTCGTACTTCGGAGGCTTTCTCTCTCCGTCCTGCTTCTTCGACATATCAATCCACGGAGAGTTGTCGTCGTCGTCAGTGATCACAGTAAGAGTACTTGTGCCCTTTGAGTCGATGTAGGTACGTGGGCCCCATTTCTTCTTCTGCTTTTCTGGCAAAGTATCTGGATCGCGGTGATCGACATCTTTCAAGATATAGACGTTGTTCCATCCGCCGCTCTTGTTGTACCGTACGACCGTACCGGCGTACCCCCACTTGTCTCTGACTCTCATGCCGGGGGTGATGAAGACTCCATTCTTGTCTAAGCCCTTGCCGCTCTTCTCCGGTGGTAGGTCCTTACCAACAAGAATTCCTGACTCCGCCGACCTATCGATGACTCTTCTTGCATCTCTAACCATGTCAGCAAAGTTATCGTTCATCGCGCGATCGCTCTTCGACAGGCCCTTAGCTTCTCTAAACGCTGTCTCGATCTCGATTAGCTGGTCAGCAGCCTCGTCAGCAGTGATGTCTCCGTTCTTGAATCTTTCGATGATATCGACGGCCTTCTGAAGTTCCTTAGCCGCCTTCTTCTCGGCAGGGTCTCCGAATTCTAACGAGTCGTCAATCTGCTCTACGATAAGGTTAAGTTCGTCGTCAACTCTTTCTTCGTACGACTTGGCCGGCGACTTAGACGGGACGTTTTCTGTTTGAACAGAAACGTCTTGACTACGCTCAGGAGCGTCGACTGTGACAAGAGCGCTTGCCTCTCCCGGAGCGTACGCGTCTGGCGTCTCCGCGGTGCCTGACGGGCCAGGCGGAGGCGGAGGGATGTCACTTGGCAGATCTACCGAAGGCTCGTCTGCTGCCTCCGGCGCACCTAACATGTCGTCGTCGCTAGTGTAGTCATACACCCAGTCAAGAGCGCCTGGATCCAATCTTTTCTTAGCGCGAGTAACTGCAACGTAGTCAAGCTTGAGCTCTTCCGGCGCCGGCATTGTGGCCTCGCCGGTCTCTTTGTCGATTCTTGGCCCCCAGAAGTCTCCGCCGATACGAACGCTGTCCCACTCGAGACCCTTGGATCTGTGAGCAGTGGTCACCACGACGTCGATCTTCCTCGAGTCTGCAGCAGACGGGCCGCCCATCGCCTCTCGGAGGCCATTAAGTGCCGCCAAGCGAGACTCATCAGTCTTGTACGACTTATACCACGTCTTCGTCTCTGGCCGCCACTTGAAGCCTACAGCCTTCGCCGCTTCCCTGTTCGGGTACATGCTCTTTCCAGTTAGACGAATCTCATCGCCGACTATCTCGTATTGAACACCGTCGACTAGATCTCCCGACGCTCCGGAGACTCCGGACATTTCTGCGAGCCCGCCTGTTTCTCCAACACCCGCGCTCGGCGCGACGCCGTCTTCGCTGCTCTTGTAGATGACAAGTCTGTCGAGCATCTCGTCGACACCGTCAAATCCGATGTCGTCGATGAGATCTAGAAGCTTTCCAACCTTGCGGTTTTCTCCGCTTTCTACGTCCTTGACGAGCTCGTCCCATGACGAGTACGGTGCGATATCGTCGTGAATCTTTCTCGGTCGAGTTGACGGCGACGCGCCAGACTGGAGCCACCTTGCTGACTCGTTGAAGGACTTTAGGTCGTCCTTGTAGTTCTTAGTTACTCCAACTACACGACCACGGCTGAGTTCGCTGAAGATCTCTTTGATCGCGCCGGCATTTGTTCGCACGAGAACTGCGTCGGCATCTTCCATTGACCCTGAAGGAAGAATCTCTCCGTTCGGGCCAGCTCCCTCGATCTTGTCCTTCGACCCGATCAGCGTGAGGAACCTGTTGCCCATGCCGGCAACCTCGGGACCGAATCTCCACGACTTCGTCAGCGGAAGGTCGTTTGGCGCCTCGATGCCGTCGAGCTGGTCGACAGCGCCGCGGAATCCGTAGATCGCCTGGTTGCTGTCGCCTACGTAGACGACCTGGATGTTCTGATCGCCGATGACCTTGCCGAGCACAGGGTTGATGTCCTGTGCCTCGTCGAAGAAGATGACGTCTGCTCCGTACGTAACACCGGAGTCGGTGCGGCTAAGGTCGGGGCGTGACAGTGCCCAGATCTTAGTTAGGTGACTGTTCGTAACACGGAGCACTCCGTCTGGGTCGTTAATGTCTTTCCACCATGCGTTCGCCCACTCGAGCATTTGCGGCGTGACATTGTCGAACGAGAAGTGCTGCGGTCCGATCGCGTCGTCGGCACTGATCGTGAAGTTGTTGACAGCGTTGCGGATTTCCTTGACGACGTCGGCTGCCGATAGCACTTGCTCGGGATCATCAGGATTTCTCACTCCGGTGATGCCGAAGTTCGCCGCGACGTCCTTGATCTTGACCAGTGCGTTCTTGTTATTCATCTTCGCGCGGATCTTGGGGTCGCTCGCTCGATACGCGATCGAGTCGGCAGTTCTCGACTCGACGTTGCCCGGCATCTTTGCGTCGGCCTCGAGCTGAATCGACTTGTTGAACGCAACGTAGATGATTCGCTTGTTCGGCTGCTCCTTCTGAAGTCGACGAGCGATCAACTGAAGAGTACTGGTCTTGCCGGTGCCGGCAAGCGCGCGGGCAACGGTGTTCTCACCCGTCATTACGGCGTCAACGATCGCTCGCTGCTGCTCTGTCGGCGGGAACTTCTCGTCGGCGTACGGGTCCTTGACGTCGACGCCGTCCTTGTCAACGCGGTCGATGTTCGACTGTTGAGCAGACGGAACGTCTTCGGTGTCGACCGGCTCGATGATCGGAGCGTTGACGCGCTTGATGAGATCGTCGACGCTCGGAACGTCGCACGGGCCTTCGTTGTTTCCAACAGCCGCGGTGATTCCGGAGCCGCCGCAGTTCCACGCCGCGGCAATCGCCTTCGCTGCCTCGTACTCGGCAAGATCAGCCTTGTACTGCTCGAGCTCCGCCTGGTAGAACGCACTCTGCGCGGCGTCCTTCTCGAACGAGCCGTCGACATCAAGAATTGTCGTCGGAGTATCGGGATTGTCGACAGCCCGGGTCAGCATCGCGTCGATGATGTTCCACGACGCCTCGGCATCGGCGTCAGCGCGGTGCCAGTCGGGAAGGTCTACGCCGAGGAACTCGGCGACCGGACCAAGACTGTTCGACGCGCGGCGCTTGCCGTCAGAACCGACCTGCATCGGGCCGATCGGCTTCTTGGCTGACCACTTCGGAAGACTGCCAGCGGCGATGTCCTTCGAGTCGATCGTGCCGGCGATGTCGAGCTCAAGACCTTGCTCGTTGAGCGTTCTTTGAAGAACCTCGAGATCAAACGGAACGTACTGACCGCCAAGAATTGGCGACTCTCCGGCGAACTCGATGAACTTCTCGTGTACCTCGCGCATCGACGGCTGAGACGTCAGCCACTCGTCGGTGACCGGTGACCCGTCCATCTGCTTGAGGTTGTCGCGAGACCACTTCGTCATCGGTGTCTCGGGGTTCATGTAGACGTTGAACCGATCGACGACCTTGCCGTCTCGAACGCGAACGGCGCCGAGTTGAATCGGACGGTTCAGTGCGTCCGGCTCGTCGTC